ATGTTAAGTGACTCAAAAATTAGAAGTGCAAAACCGAAAGAAAAGCTTTATAGGCTTGGTGATTCCGATGGTTTGTGTGTTGAAATAAAACCTAATGGCAAGAAGTATTGGCGCTATCGTTTTCAATGGCTCAAAAAAACACAAATGATGAGCTTAGGTGAATACCCTATTGTGGGATTAGCTGAAGCCCGTACTAAAAGAGATGAAGCTAAATCTTTAGTTGCAAGCGGTATAAATCCAGTTGAAGAAAAAGAAAACCAAAAAAAGGCTAAATCTGATGAGTATGACAATAGGGTTCTCTTTAAACATGTTGCTGCAGAATATAAAGCAGAAAAATTAAATAATCGTTCAGAAAGGTATCAAGAAGCTTTTCAACGCGCCTTAGATAAAGATATTTTAAAAGTTATTGGTGATAAGGATATTAAAGAAGTCACCTCAGCAGACGTTTTGACTATCATGAAAAAGACGATTGCACGAGTTAAGCGTCAAAAAAACCATGGTACTGGCGAAGTGTCAGCAATTCAAAATCGTACTTTTATTGGCGGCGTAATGCGTTATGCAATCGCCACACTTAGAGCCGACTATGATCCAACCTATGCCGTTAAAAACGTTGTAGAACGTCCCGAAATAGAACATGCCAGACCCATGGAAAAATATGAGGCTGTGCAACTTAGAAATAAATTAAATAGCTATGGTGGATCTACTACAGTTAAAAATGCTGGCCTTGTAATGCTCTACTCTATGCTCAGGACTATCGAGATCCGCCGCATGAAATGGGAATATGTTGATTTTGAAGCTAGAACAATTACATTCCCAAAAGAGATGATGAAAAAGAAACGTATTCATATCGTTCCTATGTCTGACCAAGTTTTTAATATTCTTCAAGAACAGCGCAACATTGTAGGTAATCGTGAATATGTTTTTCCAGCCATCTATCAAGATGGGATGCTCTCCGCTACTACAATGAATAAAATGCTCGATTACATTGGCTTGTCTGATGTCACTGCTCATGACTTTCGTGCCACTGCATCAACCTTGTTAAATGAAAAGGATTACGATGACAAATGGATTGAAAAACAATTAGCGCATGCAGATGGTAATAAAACTAGGGCCACATATAACCATGCCAAATATTTAGAAAGCAGGCGAAAAATGCTACAGGACTGGGCTAATATTGTGGATAGCTGGGCGGTTTAACCGCCTTGCTTCTTCTGAAAATGCCACCAGACTTTTTTATAATAAACTTCGTCACGCAAGAAATTAATTTTTAATTCGTTGCCATTGAGGTCATAAATTTTAGTGACCTCTCCTTTCTTATCTAGATCTGCTAATAGATCTGCAACGCGAGAATATGCATGATAATGAATTTTGATTAACTGTGAAGACATAACAATAATTCAAAGTAATTTTAATAATGATACATCAATCCATCGTTCAAGTAAGTTAAGTGTATTGCGCAAATTTATGCTCATATTTGCTTAATATTGATATTTTTGCGCAAAATTATTCTCAGAAGAAAAAGGCTATTTTAATTACTCTTCTATTTTTTGATACAAAATGCCAATCAAACATAAATGTTATTTTTTCTCTAGTTACTATTTTTCAATAACTTAAATTAATATCGAGAAGTTGGCCAAATACTGCAGCTGCTTTGGCCAACCTTAGGTAGTTGGTACAAAATGTCAATTAACAACACACTGTACGCAAATGCTGACTCTAATATTATTTTTGATCGTATGGGCTGTGCAGCCCGATAATAGAATACACAGCACAGTAATAATCGAAGCAAACTTAGTTCGCTTACTGTGAAAGATTTTCATGCTAGCCGATCCGGTTAGCAATCCAGCCATAGAAAAACTGTTCCTGCTTTGGATTACGCTCACAGATTTCAATGTAGCGTTGCCCTTGCATAATATTGAGCACTCGCACCAGAACCTTCTCACCTTCTTTCCCACGTTTTGACAAGTATGTTTTAAGGGCACCTAGCGTTGCTGAGCCATAAACACCATCAACCTCTAAATCTGCATATCCAGCTTTACCTTGGTTATTAAGCAAGTTCAAAGCTCGTTGTAAAAGAGGTTTTGCAAAGCCGGTACCGCAATTCACACCAGTGTCTAGAAGCTCTTCGGCCACTGCTGAGCTGATTGTATTTACTTGGTCAAATCGCGGAGCTGTCCAATAGTTTTTGCGGTAAATTGCTTTGGCCACATCCAGAGGTAAATCTCGCATATTACCTTTGAATCCATTTGCTCGAGCAACTGCTTCAGTAATTCCATACTTAGTTGCACCACCACGGTCTGCTGGGTTATTTACGTACCCGCCTTCTCGTTTGATCAACTCATCAAGATATTGTTCGATGTTCATTTCACTTTCCTTTAGACGTAAAAAAGCCACCCGAAGGTGGCGCAGTTTTTTCAAGTTGGTTCATGCTTTTATAGAAGCAATAATTACATCCAACTTCCACATTAAGATTGGCACGGAAAACAAAAGAATAAATGCAACTATTGTTTGCCATAAGCCATACTTTTCAATAGACACTTTTATAAGCTCCACTATTGGTTTAAAATGCTCCATATAGATTTACTTTCCTCTTACTTTCGTCGGTGGGTGGAATGAAAAACCCCGGTAGTTAGCGCTACTGGGGTTTTGTTTTGGGTATTAAAAAACCCACTCGATGAGTGGGTTTTGTTAAGTTGATTTTATTAGTGACGAATCAGACTACCTGAAATTTCAAGTACTCCCATCAATCGACTTGACTCCATCAGTGGGTGAAACCAACGGTCGCCATAATGTTGATTACCTGTTGTGTAGCTTATGGTTTTTAAATCATCACTAATGATTTCTCTATTAAGAGGTCCTCTTAAATCCATTGTTCGAGTGAGTTTTAGAACTGCAATATTGGTTTTAAACGCATATTCAGCTAAGTAGTGACCTTGTTCATTACTAAGCATGTGTATTGCACGATAGATTTTGCTTGTCACAAAGTTTTGGGAAATAATTGCATCTACCAGATCCTTAACCAAACCCAATGTTTCATTATCAAATAAAGAACCTTGAGCCTTCTTCTCTGCACTACTGTACATCGCAATCAGATGATGAACATATTCCACTGCAACAGGAATCATGTCATATGGGATTTCATCAATATGCTGAACATTGAAACGCTGATGAACTAATTTATAAGCATCGCTGTAATTCAAATGCTTAGTTTTAGCTACAAGAAGATTTACAGCATTGGTTAGGGGTTCACGTTCGGATTTGTGGGTTTTGGCAACTGGTGTGCCAACTTCTTTATCTAAAACATCAAGTACCCACTTGCGGAATTGCTTCGCTACAGCAGTACGAGCAAATATTGCTATTAGGTGGCAGCCACGTAGTGAGAAGATCCGCATACCCAAATTGGGTAGCCGAGGATTATCAATAATTTGTGTCATATTTTCCGTAAATTCATCAGAATTACGATTAAAAATTTTACTGACCGCGTTCTCTTGTTTATATCCTAATGCTTGTGCCAATTCACCTGAAGAAAGCCAAATCTGGCCATCTTGCCGTGGCACGGGATTGAATTTCACTTCATTAAAACTTAATGCTAAACTAGACATATCAATATCCTTTCCTATGGTTGTTGATAAAAGCCCCTTGCCGTCAGAAAGTTGGGGGCTTTTTACATCCCCAATGGGGACTTTTACAATTTAAGACTTTAAAAACTTCTTGTCAATCCCCATTGGGGATATTATTATAAATAAAATTTATTCGAGTATAGGACCATGGCTAGAAGCTCAGACGTTGAATACAAAATGCGTATGACGCAAGAACTAAAAGAAAAAATACTTGAATCAGCAAAGTTAAACAGTCGATCAATGAATGCCGACATTGTTGCCCGTCTTGAAAAAAGCTTTGAAAATCAAAATTATGAAAAAACTGTAGAACTGATCCCTACCGAAACTCTAATGATGGAGTTAGCTAGCCGTATGAAAGGTTACACCATTACTGTTTCAGAAAAATCAGACATTAAAAAAGCACCCTAGGGTGCTTAAGAACATAAAACTAAATTTCCTTAAAAATCATAAAACTACTTCTTTCTGGATTGTAATTAATCTCTAAAGAATAATCCGTACATTCATATTTAAAAACTTTAACCCCATTACTCTTTGATTCTATCCACCCTGTTTTTGGTAGTGAATACAACGCCACTAACCCATTTTTATAATTATTAGCACTAAAATTATCTAAGTGACCAAAACTAACGCTAAACGCATTAATTAACTTTGTATTCCCATCAAAAGAAATGAATCCCGCATTGGTAGCTGGTGTTCCACTAAAAGCATCCTCAAATTCATTAGAGTGAACATAGTTAATATTTGCCTTATTAGTCTCATGATCTATGCTCAAATTTTTAGGATGTTCTGCTTTCAGTGATAAAATGGATTTACCCAATGCTAAACCGCTTATATTAATTTTACTTTTTGCCACCTCGCAACTATTTGCATATGCGAATACAGGAAGGCAAATAAGACCCAATAAAATAATCTTTCTCATAAAAACCTACTTATAAACTTTTCTCAATTTCAATAATTAGAGCACCTTAAAGTGCTCTATTTATTTCGATTTGCTTGCTTGCACTGAATGTACCAATTGTTTGCAAATTCAGTTATTGCTTCCGCCTTATACTCTTCTGATCCAAACTTTGGTTCTTTATAGGCTTCCTCGACCATCATCTCCATTAACCTTTTGAAATCCCTGCTTGGTTTGATACTCTCTATCATCTCCATTTGTCTAACCACAGAAACCCCTTCCTGCCTAAAGAGCATGACATTTTCAGCAAGTTTATTCACATCTCTACAGTGTTTATCATTAGTATCGGCTGAGTGAGTTACAAATGATGCTGTGAGTAAAAATGCAATTGGTAGTAGCTTTTTCATCAGTTACTTCCTTACATACTCTGGAAATTCTTTTAATAAACTATTACAAATCTTATTCTTCCCGTCTTTCTTTACATTTCGGTCAAATTCTTTCATGCCAAATATAAGGACTTTTTTTCCATATTCTTCGCCAAGTTCATGCTGAAAACACTTGGCTGAATCTGAGATTAACTCATTGTTATATTCACTATATCCACATTCAAATTGTGCTCTAGTTAATAAACCATGGACCGAAACAATCTGCTCACAATAAGTTGGCTCATCTCCATTTTTGGGAGCTAAAGCATGTGAAAATGATGTGGAAAAAACAGCCACTAACATGCTCCCTAAAATTATCTTTTTCATGAATTTCACCAATTGTTATAAATATAATAACTTTAACAAACTGGTTACTAAATGTCACATAAAGGAAAACCACCCGAAGGTGGTCGTTTCATAATATTGGTCGTCAATAGGTTTTCGTAGTAGTCAGCGGCTTGCAGTGTCAACAGGTAATTTCTCTCTTATACGTGTACTTCTAAACAAGACCGCCCGAAGGCGGCATTAGCTGTTTTCAATGTCTTTTCTGGCTTTCTTAAACTCTTTAATCACTTCAACAATCGTTTTCCCTTCCTGTTTATCTATGAAATTAAAGATCCAACGGACTAAAGCCCAACCAGGTAAACCACAAACAAAGAAGAGCCCACCAAGTGCAATCATTCCCCATACATCAGTAACCCATTCATGAAGCCCCCACTTCACAATAATGAATGAGCCGCCAGCCAAACTTGATACAACCGTACAAATAAGTCCTACAGCCCATTCTTGAGGTGATCGTGGCATACGTGTCATCAATACAACTGCTACAACTAAAGCAACCGCTAACGTCACCATAATTGCTGCACCATAAAATTTTAAAATTGCTGTTAAACCGCTTGTTGAAACTGGTTCCATTTATATCTCCAGAAAATTTAGGCAATAAAAAAGCACCCGAATTGGGTGCTCAAAGTTCTTTTAAGATTTAAAGTGTTTGTAGAATTTTCCCTCCATTGATCAATTGAGTTGTAAGTGGTGCCACCCCAACAATTGCAGGTCCCCCCGGCCCCGGCTGGCCTTCAGTTGTGCCATGGTATTGCCAGTTCCATGTTCCATCATTTGTTGATTTGGTACCGCGTTCGCCCCAATTTCCACCATCTCCAGAAAGTGGTGAGCCATAGCGTTCATTTTGGGTTCGGTAACCTTTACCAGGTGCCGAAGCTTCGGCATCAGTGATTTTCATAACCAATAAATAACTCTCCAGATAGAGGCGATAATCTTGTGAATCATTTGAAATCGGCTGGCCAGTCATGACCCGACCAAATGGTGCTCCAGCACCACCGGGAATTCCCTGAACCCCATAAGATGATCCAGTGTAAATACCACTTGGTGTTGCTCCACCACCTGAGCCGCCTCGAGCTAACGTCCCTCCATCGATAATCAGGTTTAGTTTGCTGTGCCGGTTCAATAAACCTGGTGCTCCCTGAAAACCATCACGCCGGGTTTTGGTAAAATTGAAGTCTGAATCTTTTTCCCAATCTCCGTAAGCTAGATGTGGCAACCCGCCATCACCACCACGTCCAACAACAGCACCTTTAATAGTCAAATTTACCACGAGATCAGGTGGGAACTCACCAGTATCAATAGCAGGTAATTCTGATGCAGCTGGAACGATATACTCTCGTTTTGCAGGACTAGACTTATAGTCGAATTTATAGACAAATCTGGTTTCCGGTCGATAAGAACTTGAACTTGAAACCAGTGCACCTGCTTCAACTACAAAACTGATTTCTCCAGTCGTTGGCAAATCCCCTCTTTGCATCTGATATAAACGTGCCAGATTAATATCCAGCTGGTCATATCGAATGTAAATCGGTGAATCATCTACCGGCACATCAATGAAATCCTTGTCATTGAGGTAATAGCGCTCATCATAGTTAATTGCCGTAATGGTATTTGAGAACTGGTCAGCCGGTTCTCTTTTTGCAACCAGATAAGGCAATGAGCCTTTGGTATCGTCATTAACCACCGTATAGATAGTATTCACAAAATCATCAGGACTAAGCTTTAAGGCCCCGTTCGGTAAACGGCCTAAAACCACCTTGTTCTTGGCAGATCCAGCGGTAACAGGAATAAGGTCCACTGTGCCATCCCCCATTTGCAGATAGATCACATAGCTCTTGCCTGCAATGAAATCTACATCATGGCTTAAGGTGAGGATTAAACCCTCTTGCTGTACCACTTCCCCGCTTTGATGAATACCATTGCGATAATCTGCTACGGCAATACGGTCACGTAGCACAAGCAATTCAGACTCAGGCGCCGCATCAAAGGTAATGGATTTACGTTGAAACCGAAGCTTGTTCCAGATCCGGTACGCATTAAAATGAGCTTGCCACTTGTTTCGCACCCCAACGGATTTCACTTCTTTCGGGTTCTTTGCTCCTTTGTCTGGCAAATAGATATTGATACGACTATCGTCGGTCGGATCCGTGTATTCATAGATCAGTCCATCGTAGTCATCCATCACGCCAAAGGTAAGGTCATGCTTGTAACTATCCGGAATGATATTCCTGAAGTTAAACAGCATTACCGAGTTATCAGTTGGACGTTCAAAATAAAGCTTGAGCTTATTGTTTTGCCGATATGCGGTACAAAATACGGCATCACAAAGATTGGTAACCAGCTCTTCAAAAGACAGGTTTGTATCATCAATAGTGGTACAGAACTCAGCCGCAAGTGGCGTACCAAAATAATCAACTACATCGTTATAAGTCCGATAGATGTTTTCCAGATCTATTTCGTCGATCGTACGGCGGCCAATCTTGTCGTCCAGTGCCATAGATACCAAAGCATCAGCAAAGCTAGACGTTGGATATAGCTCTGTTGTCATTGCCCCGTTTTTATAAATCGGCAACATTCGCTGGAGATCAAAATTGATCTTACGGGACTTGACAGATAAAGCTCCAGTGGTTGCATAAGTACGCGCACGAAAAACCGTTTCATGCTCATACGTTGTGCTTTGCAAAGGATAAGCACCATAAAGCGCCTGCCACTTTACTTCATCTACTACCGTTGTAACCGCCGGTGTTGGTGTTAAACGGCGTGCACGGACACTACAACGCCCCTGAAACGTGACCATATCAAGTGTTGCACCAACGGTCTGACGTGACTTTGCCGAACCCTTCAAAATGATCTGTTTCAGCATCGGATTACCAATCGCTGCACCCGATTCATTTACCGGCGTTACTTCTACTTCAATCGTGACGTTTACAGCTCCCTGATTTCCACCTGAAGAAACTGTGTAAAGTCCATTTGTGGCCACAAAGTTACATAGCACCCGACTTCGTTCGACATTGTCCAGAATGAATGGACCAATCCACTTTTCACCTATTGAACTGATCTTTGGTGATAAAGCTGCTGTTTGCTGGTTATTTAACTCTTTAAGCTTTAACCAGTTAGCATTAACGGCCGCCGGATTTGATAACGTCATTCGATCATCAGCTACCGATAGAACACTGTAAGTGCCGTTTAAATCATAAGTCTGGCCGTTAAACGTGAATGAGGCATTCGTGATTTCTACGCGGTCATTACTTACAAACTTAGTGGTTAAATCTGTGTTGTTTGCCGTTGCCCGAAGAATCTCGTTTGGATATGCAAAATGAAGGTAGTTCGTACCTTCTAAAGATTGTGTATCAGCAGGACGTAAAACTTGGCCATTAACAGAAGTTTGATGCTGAACTGTTAAGGGTGGAGTTGTAATTTCGGTACCAAGCGAGAAATATGGCTCACCCGAGACAATATCGACACCCGGTCGAAAGACTTCTACCGATGCGCCGGCAATATCAACAATGTTGGTTTCACCGTCATATGCACCGTTAATTTTATAGTGACCACGACCAATACAACCAACAACATGCTCTACTTCGACATTGTTTTCATATACCTTGTAAGGCACAGTAATCAGATCAGGGGTATCGTGAGCGGCACCATAAATATCTGCGATACGACCATTTACGCGAGTTTTATTTTCACGGTTTGATAATTCGTTATTTGCAGACGAGGATTGATTGTTATTCTGGTTGGTTTGGGTAATTGAGGGCACAGGCATTAATAATGCAACAGCCACACCCATAACTATAGAAGCAACCGCTATCCAAGCTAGAGTTATGGGGTCTATACCCTTGGGATTCTCAATTACAATGAAAGTGCCTGGCAAGAAATCGAGCTGCTTTAATTCATATGCATTCTTCGGTGTGACTTCATTCGCAAATGAAATTTCCGCATGATCCATATTGCTTATGGTATGAAAAATACGGACATGCTCAGGCATATGGTCATATTTTGAAGTAAGCCATTGACCCAAAGTTTCAGCATGTTCAATTGTTTTGTCTTCGGATAAAGGGTCTTGTTTATAAATAATCTTAATCATAGAAACTCACACGATTAAATCCAAATGCTTGAACGACTTGAATTGGCATCCATGAAACGCCTGATTCCTGCAAATGCAAAATACGCCCCAAACGAAAAAGCCCCACATGTGGGGGCTTGTTTCGGTATCTAGAGTGAAAGGCGACTATGCAGCCTTCCTTGGGCATGGGCAATGGATTTAGTAACTTCAATCTTGATGGCAGAAATACCTTCTCTTTGACGGGCTTCATAAAAAACTCAAGCGCCTCTCCTCGATCAATATCATATAGATCCATTGCAGCTTCATGCGCGAAGTGAACACAGTTGTAGTGTTCCTCGTCATATTGCTTATCGAGCAAATGATCGTGACTCTTCATATAGCCCCCTTCAAACCACTAAAACGATCAAGCGAAAAGATATCTCCAGTCTTCGCAGTATTTAATCTTGGTGATTCAGCCTTGAATGTCACAGCTTTATGGTTCATTGCAACACTGGAGAGTTGCAGTCCGAGTAAATAAAACATTGGAGAATTCAGATTGTCTGAACTGTAAATCCGGTAATTTACGGTCGGCTTTACATTAGAATATTGCCCCTCAATTACCCGTTCAAACTCATCCGGCAAAATATCACCAAGCCCAGATATTGAAACGGTCAAAGTCTGGTCCAGATCACCGAGCATTCCGGATCTTTGAATTGTCATAGGAAGGTATTCGTAAAATACTTGCCCCGCGCCTTCATTGTGCTGAACATACACCCCGCGATCATCATTACGGACCACCCGGTAAGTATTCATAAAAGAAGGGTGTGATAGTTCAATACATTCCAGTTGATAAACATCTACTTTTCGATTGAAAAAGAATTTGGCATATTCGTTATCCATTAGACCTCCCAATCTTTGATAAGTGCCTGATCAGCGATAAGGTTAGGCTGGTTTTGAACAACTTCGAGCTGCGCGTTCACACGATATAAGTTGCCATTCACTTCATTGGTCTTGAACGAGTTGGGAATGAAGTTACATAAATATTGCTGACGTGTTCCCTGATCAATCACCAGATCCGCATAAAATGAAGCCGGCTTGCTTTGGTATACACGCCAGAAAGCCATCATTTTATTAAAATCGGATTTACTTAAGTTCCAGTTCACATCGACAATGTGGCTATTCCGTTTTACATCGATGTAATAGCGTCCACGACCGCCATCCATCTGCTGACGTTTCACATCATCACCCGGTGTTACGCCATAGCCGCTGGTCTGAGGATTTAGCTTTAACTTGTACATAACTTTCCTTCAGGTAATAAAAAACCGCCCCCGAAGGCGGTTTTGTTCATTATCGATTCCGTCTTGCTGTCGTATTCTCAGTCAAAGACCGACTAATGGTTGAGTTTGGATTTGCAATTTGATCACTTACAAGCTTCGGTACCGTTCTTGGAAGCTGCTTATCCATTTCATCTTTAACAATGATCCGGACTGTTTGCTCATCCAGTTGTTCGGCTTCAACTGTCGCTCCACTCACCTGATTAATCACTTCAATTTTAAAATTGATTGTCGGTGAAGCAGGCTCAATTGAAGGCATAATCTCAGCTTGAGGGCGTGAAGTACGTCCTAAAGTAAAATCCTGAACATCATCCAGATTTGAGCGATCCTGAACTATACCATTGGATGAGAAGTAGACCTTGCCATCGTGGAATAGATCAGAACTGGCCGAAGAAGAAGTGATAGGTACGCTTCTATTACCCTTATAAATAATCTGAGTATCTTGAACCGGTTGATTAAAGATATCAGATTGCTTTTGGCTTTCTATAAAGGCATTAGAGCTCATCATTGCACGGCGCATGACACTATCAGCCGAGGCATTGTTATTGAGAAAAGCTTCAGGGTTTGCACTCTTACGCATTTTCTCAACTAAACCAACACCGCCCCAACGTTTAATGTCTTCTTGGGACCATACAATCTCGCCTTTGTGCACAATGCCTGCTGGAGTATGTTTAAGCCCATTTCCTGTATAGCCGCCATCAGAGAAGCCGGCTATAGTTTGTCCAGCGATTAGACCAACATTCGCCATCCCCATCCCAAGCACAAGGTTGGCTGCTGTTGATTTGCTAATTACATCCAAATACCACGGACTTGCTAGAATCTGGTTATACGCCTGTAACGCGCTAATTGTGGCTGAGCCAATTGCGAATGCTTGCTGTGCTATATACATGCCCTTGTATATACCAGATTGCTCGCCTGCTGCATTTTTAACAATTCCAGTCATATTTGACCAGTAGCCACTAAGCTGACTTGTTAAGCTACCAAGTTGCCCCAATTGGGTTTCAAAAAGTGAGCTATTCAGGTCCCGTTCATCTTGAGCATATTTTTCATCCAGTGCTTTTCTGGATTGTAAATATTGCTCTCGCGCTGCCAATAATTGCGAGTTCCTCTGTTCCTCATCAGCAATTAGATTAATACCATTAATTTGGTCTATATATGTATTTAATAGCCCTCCTGCATCAGTTGAATACCGATTTTGCAAATCCCATTGAGCATACCCTCGCGGGTCATTTTGTTGAAATACTTGTTGTGAAGCATTAAAACCGCTCTGAAAAACCTTATCCGATGCGCTATCTAAAGTCTGAAATTGCCCCATATTATTAGCGCTAAGCAACCCAGCTTTTAGTTTAGCATCTCTAACTTTTTCAATCTCTTTTAACTCGGCTTGATACCGCCTTACTGCTAGCTCAGTCTCGCCCATGTATGAGCTTTTCGCCTCAAGTAACTGTTTTTTACGAGCCAACTCTATAAGCTCAAGTTCTTGCTGCTTTTGCAATTTCAGGCCATCTAAAGCAACCTTTCTTTGATCTTCAGAGAGTTTGCCTTCAGCAACTAATCGCAAAGAATTAGTTTCATATGTGTAATCAAGCTTTTGTTCTTCAGTCCACTTATAACCATTTACTTCAAAATCAAATTGCTTCTGAGCTAACTTGTCTTCAGCATCATAACGCTCATTAATTTTTGGGATTAAATTTGATTGACCTAAAATGGTTGCTTTGTTGATTTCCTCCTCACGTTTTTTGCTTCTAGCAACTGTTTCTGAGTCATATGTTGCCTGTAGCTGCTTAACTTCCTCAAGAGTTTTAGCACGTGCCTTATATGCTTCATCTTCAAACTTTGAAAGATCGCCGATTGCTTTTGAGGCTGCTTCGGGGTTATCCCCTAAAATTTTACTAAGCTGATTATAGTAAGAGTCTTGTTTGGCTAAATGCTGTGAAGCTTTAGCTTTGCCAAGCTTTTTCCCGTCATAGTCCCAGCCAACAAAATTTTTGGCAACGATTCTCTCTAAACTTCGATAGTCTAAATCGTCATTAAGAAGAGCTGCTTTAGATTTACTATAACTTTTATCGGTCATCGCCTCTTGCACAGCATGTTTAGCCATTGCATCCAATGCATCTTGAGTTTGCTGGATTTTACCGTTTTTATCCAAGACTCCTTGCCCTTGTAAAGACTGCATTAATTTAGTTGAGCGACTTTTTTGCCATGATAAAAATCCTGTGTTGGTATAACCATTATTGGCATCTTTGTGACTACCAAACATTGCCTCATTTCTAAAATCAGTCTCTCGTCCAACTTGAGCTGTCATTACACGAGCTTGTTTATCGCCTAAGCCTGCATTACGGAAGGATTGGTAAACCCGAAGCATATTTCTCACTCGCTCATTATTCCCCGCAAGTAGAACAGCTTGTTTGGCAGACTCTTTGGTTTGTTTTTCAACCTCTTTTGTTTGCTTTCTGCTAGATTCGGTAATACTTTCTTGTAAGTCCTTGACTTCCTTCTGCTTCTTATACCAAGCCTCAAAAATTGCATATTCCTGACCAGTTAAACTTCTAGTCATCGGAATTTTATTGTCGGTATAAAACTCTGATGCCGCACGCGCCTTATCAAGACCCTTTTCGCCACCACCAAATGCCTTAGTGTTTTTTATAAGAAAATCATTTTTCAGATTATCTTTGTTGGCATTGTCTCGTAATTTATTAAGCTTTTCTTGTGCAGCGACTTGGTTATTTAATTCATTTGTTTCTCCTTGTTGAGCACCAAGTACAGTTTGATGTTGTTTTAGGTACTCATTACGCAAGTCGTTTTGTTTCTTCAGCTCAGCATTAGCCTGATTTAACGCAATTTTAGACTGATCCGTTTTAATGGCATATTCTTGCAATTTCTTAATGTTATCAACCGGAACTTTGGCGGTACTGTTGAACTTACTCACAGCATCAGTTGCTGAAATTTGATTTAAAGAATATGCCTGAATTACCTTACTCAACGATTTAACTTGTTCTTCACTACCACCATTTAACCGAATGAATTCCACTTGTGCTCTTAGTGAATCAAGCATTTGTGTTTTCATGTCAGTGAAATTTTGAGTAGCTACTTTTGTTAAGTTTGTTTGAATTGTTAATTGCTTAATTGATTTGGCCGTTACCTCAACATGTTGTCCAGAAGTAGCATTTAAGAGTTTTAGAGCAGTATTACCCTGCTCAATCTTATTTTTTGATTCTGCTACTGCACTAGAGAACTCAATAAGTTTATCAATTTGAGTCTGACTAAAACGACCAGATGAAATCATCTTTTTTAAGAGATCACCTGCATCGCTTGCACCTGTAGCAATAGACTTAATGGCATTTTGATAATCTTCATAATCACTGCCAGATAATTTAAATAATTCCTTTTGGATATAAGCAAAACGTTTGATAGCTCCACTAGCATCATCAATTGCATCATTTTGCTGCTCAATCTCTTTGCGTAACCGCACACCCTCTGTTAATGCTTGCACAGTATTTAACTTTATGTACTTATCTGTTAAATCACTAACCGAGTCAGATTGTGTTGCAAGAGACTCTTTGACTTCATCCGAACTGCTGCTTAGTAGATAGAAAGATGCGGCTGTTGCTGCAATTGCTAAACCCATTGGGCTAAAAATCGCCATAAGCGCTGACTTTGCTAAAGCTAAACGGCTAGTAGCAACAGATTGCGCTGTTAAGGCTGCTGATAATCTTGCAGATGATGCTGATTGAGCTGTTTCTGCGGCAGCAACCTCCAACGCAACTTGAGCTTGTAATCGTCCTAGCTGAGCCATTCGTGTGATGGTAGCCGTGCGACCTTGTTCAGTGATTTGGGCTTTTAAACGAACTTTTTCGAGTTCTATTTCTGCCATGATCTGAGCATGAGTAGCTTTGATGTTCGTTAGTGTCACCTGCGTACTTTGTGCTTCGGCAAGCGCAGATTCCACTTCAGCTTTTGCTGCTGCAATATTTGCATTACGTTCAGCAATTGTGGCAAACACTTGTTTGGTTGACGCAGCAATACTCGCTTGTACAGCAACCGTTTTTGTTAAAACAGCTTTTGTCATTAAGCCAATACCAATGGCAAATGCACTGTCTGCAATTAAATTCAAATTATTTGCTAATAACTGAATCGATCCTGATAAAGCCTGTGCTGCCCCGCTTCCTTTACCAGCCTCTCCTACAAATTTAGTAATTTCATTATTAAGTAAAGTTAATGATTGACCAATTGTAATGTCAGTTTTAGCAAAAAGAGTATCAACTTCATCTTGGACATTTTTAAGTGCTTTAACGATTTCCTGTGAAGTGATTTTTCCTTCAGCAGCTACTGAACGTAATTCACCTACAGTAATACCCATACCTTTAGCAATAGCCTTTGCTAGTGCTGGGGTTTGCTCCATTACCGAGTTAAGCTCTTCACCACGTAATGTGCCGCTTGCTAAAGCCTGCCCAAATTGGACTAAAGCTGCATCAGCAGCTTCTGCGCTTGCACCACTGATCGCAACTGCTTTTGATACTGTTTCAGTTAGTCGAGCAGTGTCATCCATAGTGAGATTTAAGGTTTTAGCATTATCACTAAAACGTTGGTAAACCTGTAACACAGAATCCCAAGCTGAATAGGTTTTTTGAGCAATTCGGAAAGTGTCTTCCGTTGCTTTATTTAGTTCAACTTGATTGTTAGTGACTAACTTAAGGCGATTTTGTAATCCAGTATATGTATCCATCTTTGAAATGGCTGAACCTACTGTTAATAAACCAGCCATGTGTCCAGCTAAAGCTCTGGTGGCTACAGACAAGCTGTCCATAGACTTAGATGCAAACTCACCTTTACGTTCAATGCTTTCCAGTTCATTGCCTAGATTACGCGCATTACGTTCAGCATTTTGCGAATCAATAACAATGACCAAACGGGATTCTTGTGCCATCTTACTTTTCCTCTAGGCAATAAAAAACCGCCATAAAAGGCGGTCATTAATCAAAAATAAAAAAACCTGATCTAATTCAGGTTTTTAACAAATCATTTTGAATTATTTCAATTTTTCTTTACATGCTGGTGTTGCCAAAGATAAATCATCATCTTTTTTCATTTCATAACCACCACCAATTGCATAACTTAATGTCATAGAGTTGAGTGTTTCATTTTGCACTTTCCAGAAGCTGCCATCCTGTGAATAGAGTTTATCATTTGATTTTTTAACAGACATTACTCTCGCTGTTCCCATTCCATCCTGACAAATAACACCAGTTCCATCGGAATTTAACTTTAATGTTCCTACTAATCGATCATATTGTCCGGTCCAATAACCGCTATTCTGAACAGAGGTGGCTTGCACTTCAAAAAAATTAGCAGTAGACATACACCCTGCTAAACCTAATATTAAACCTAATAAAATAATCTTTTTCATAAAAATACCCTCATATTTGAGGGTAATTTAGCAAACTGATCATTAAATGTCACATAAAGGAAAACCACCCGAAGGTGGTTTATTTACTTGTATTACTTACATTTGGCTGCTGAACATTATCATTTGTATTATCTAAAGTATGTCGATCTCTTATTGCTACTAAGAAAATAACCACAAAGATTACGATCGCAATTGCTGTCTTCTCATTTTTTCCCATGTTTGGACCTCAAATCCTCTTTTTCTTATATTAATAACATAAATAGTCAGCCATTAAAAAACCACCCGAAGGTGGTTTCTATCAAATAAAACTAACTAAGCTATTTCACAATTGGTTTGATGCCATGAATGGTTATTTCCATATGAAAAACTAATTTCACTTGGAACTAATGTTCTTTCTTGATGATTAAGATTTTCAATTAACTGTCTTAATTCACCATCACCTTGTACGTGCTCTTGATATAAAGCACGGAGTAATAAATCTGTTGGTTTTCCAATTAACGAACGACCAGCTTCCCAGTGTCGAATACTAGATTCGCCAACACGTAAAAGCCCCGCAAGATTTTTTTGCGATAAATTTAGCTCTTTACGAAGAAATCTTATTTCTTCACCATTGAGTTCTGGCTTATGAGTTATTAAATATAGGCCTATGGCATTATGGAGTTCATGGACAGATTGGATTGATACCAATTCGCCAAATTCCTCATCATTTTCAATAGTAAAACCATTCTGTAGCCAAATATTACTTAAGCCACATTCTTCATAGTGATACATAATTTAGCCTACTCTTAAAATGTAGTAACTACGACTGAAAGGTCACCGTTCGTGGTCTCTTTAAATGCAACTGTAGCGGTAATATATTCACCAGCAGTACGAACAGAAACATTTGCTTTACAAGTTCCACGAGCATCCAAATATGGTCCCTCAGTGATGTCTCCATGCTCAAAACAGCAAATAATTTGCTTCATAGAGATACAGCGTTCTTTCATTCTTTCTTTTGCATGTGCAGTTAACTTGATTTTGCTAGTATCTCTAGCAAATGCTCTAAGTTTTTGTTTAGCTTCAGTTAATGTTAAACACATACAAGCAAACACCAAGGTTCTCAAAAGAGTAAAAGAATGCTGAACCGTCAAATATTGACGGTAAGGTGATTATTCATCATTTGATAATCACGCGCAATACCTTAAAGGTAATTTTCTGTCAATCCAGATCAAGTATTTTGTAACATCGACTGCGTTATTTTGAGTCGCGTTTAAGAGCAACTGCTTAATTGTTTGACGTTTTGATCAAATTGGGCTTTTCAGCCCCTGGCAATACCCAATTTGGTCACTTACCTTTGCTTTTGGAAGAAATCTTTTTAAACGCTTCATCCAGAAACAGGTTATCCAAAGCAAAAATACAGTCATTAAAAATATGAGCAGCCACAGGCAAATCATTATGCTCAGCATAGACATTGATTGCATGCTGGTCTAATGATAACGGGATGCTCTGCTCGTACCGTCTGGATCTGCATATAGTGCTAAATGCCGAAAGAATGGATTCAGCCGCATAAGAATATTCTGGCGGATCCGGAATGTGGCCACCTAAGAACTTGATTTGTTCGATTTCGTGCGGCGTTTTCGACGCATACGTTTTTTGGTATTTGTAGAGCTCGATGACTTTCCCAGAATTAAAGCCTTGTCCTTGTCGGCTTCTTCCTGAATCTTCTGGGCCTGCTCTTTAATGAATAACCAGATTGAAATACCAATGTCACCTTGATTGAGAAGTTTTGAGGCATTCTCAGGGGTATATGGTTTTTCCGATTCAACTGGCTGACCGTCTACAACTTCTGAAAAAACTATCCCCTTCCAATCTTCAATCAGGTGAGCAGCACATGCATCCAGTAATAATTCATGATATAGCTTGGCATTTTCATCTTTTACCATCACATCATAGCCTTTGGATGTGATTTGGTTTCCTGCCTTCTCTAGTGCAACTTGAAAGGGCTTATAACCAATTCCCCGGATTTTAAACTCTGCATGTCCACCTTCAGTTTCAAAAGTGCACCACTGAGCAACATCTGAGCTTTTAATAATTCCGACTTTTAAAGCCATAGCAACCTCTGAAATTTTTGAAATAAAAAAGCCCATGGGATTCCATAGGCTTTGTTACTGATTAAGCTGATTACACAAGAGCACGTACAATCGTTGGAGCTGTACGAACTTGAGCAAAGTTGATGTCTACAGTAATGATGTCATCACCACCACCATCCGGGTGATTGGCTTCCATCACTTCTAATTGAGGGAAGTTAAACGAGTATTTACTGCCTTTGCTGTCTTTAATATCGAAAGTCAATGTAAATACATCTCGGGTTTTAATGGCATCAATCCACCCTGCCGCAGTTGCCGAGAACATGAAGGAAGCATTTGCTTCGATATCCATCATCTTTTCAATGTAGAACTCTGGTGTGTATTTGCCTGAGCCGATACAACGGATTGCTTCAAGGTTGTTATTAATTGAAAGCGTAAGCGATTGCATGCACGCTTTACCTTGAATTGATTGACCATTAATAAGCAAGTTTTCCACGTTTGGCATACTGACCAATGGACGGGTTGAAGCCGCTATAGGATTAGTGACAGGATTGACTTGCTGACGGGTAAATGAGCTACCAACAAGTCCAAAGTTACCTGTGATTTTCCCAGTTGTTTGAATGGTGATTTCACCGGTATTTACCTGCACACCACGGTAGATAAACACCTGCCCAATATCTTCAAAAACTTTAACCAGCGTTAATGACTTACGTACGGTACCACCAATGGTTAAGCTGTTTGCTGCCCAGTTATTGAAAGCTAAAGCACTTAAGAATAAATCAAAGGTACCAAGTGACAATTCAAACTCTAACTGACCAGCTACTTCAGCTTCTGTGACCACACCGCCTTGACGGTAGCGTGAATCCACCACTTCACTGCTTTCTTCAGTTGAGACGTTTTCAGATAAACCATCACTGACACGGCGAACGGTGTACCAAACTGGATTTGCCGGGGTCGTTCCTAAAACTGCTTCTTCACAAGCATATAATCGAATTTTTGCGCCTGAACTCATTTATAGTTCTCCAAAATTTAGGCATAAAAAACCCGCTTCATCAGCGGGAAGTTATAAAAAATGGGCGTAAAAAAACCCGCTAAATTTGCGGGTTTTTAAAGTGTTGCATCTGTGTCGGAGATTTCTGGCGGTTCCACACCAATCATTGCTGCAGCTACTGCCTGAGATAAGTTAGTAGGCTGGAACTCAACTGGTGTTTCACTCAAAGGCTCTTCAGGTTCCGGCACAGGCTCTTCATGCAGACGGATGTCAATCCAACGCCCAGTAGGAATATCAAGCGGATTGTCCAGGTCAGCCACGACTGCAGCAATATCAAAGTCAAACTTTCGCTTGTAGGTTTTAATTGAAAGATCACCGTTCTCTAATGTTTCATAGAGCACTGCCACGACTGTATTACCATTGGCATCTTTAGGAATTTCGATATACCAACCTTCCTGAGCAAAGCCTAATGATCCTTTAATCAAGTAATCGCCTGTACCCAACTTTTCAAATGTGATTTCCTGATCTTTGGCATCCTCATTCAGTTCAATTGAGTTGGCAAAGAGCTTTACAATTGGTGAAGCTGCCTTGATAAAACCGTTGGCATCAACAGTAGTATTTTTTGTTGTTCTAATCGTGAATAGATTAAAAACGTTTGTAGCGTTATGGTATGAGGCAATATATGCTTCGCCACTTGATGGCACAATACCTAAACCGCCCATAGCATTTTGAGAAAAGCCTGAAACCATCCATGACCCGGCTCTCAACGTTGCTGTATTCGTTCCAACAGTATAGAAGCCACATTCATTCGGCATAGGGACCTGTTCTGTAGGATTACTAAATTGAATACCGCTTTTGGCTCCAATACCAAAATCCCCCACTCTCATTACTCTACCAATGTTACCATCAGTCGTTGAAGTCGTTAAAGTGCCTGTAGCAGCAGTACCAGCACCTTGAACCTGTGTCCAATCAGGTGTCAAATTTGGAATACCCGAAGCAAAAGGCAGCATAAATTGCCGCTTACCTTGAGCTGAGTTATAGGGATAAGGCCGATGATCCCAAGAATATTTAAAGACTAGATTTGCCATTATGCAGTTACCCCGTCAATTACCTGAAAAGTCAGAGTCTCGGTATGTTGAGTCACACCACCCACGACGGCTTTGATATCCATCTGACACAAGCCTAAAGGCCATGTAGCAGTACTTGTTCCTGATTTAATATTGAGCCAGCCTTTCTGAGTGCTTTGACTTAACGCTGCACAAGTCAACGTTGCTACGGCGGTTCCATCGAGAGTTTTAACTTGCGAAGTAAAGGTATATCCCGTTAAATCGATCGCTCGACGTACATCATTGGCTGGATATTGCAGTGCATCATCCATATCAACTAGCTGCAGATTTAAGTTGAATGTGTCACCACGCTTAAAAACATGATTGCTCATAAGTGATTCCTATAGACATAAAAAAACCACCGATGAGGTGGTAGTAAATAAGACATAAAATTCCTCTCAAAATGGAGGTCTCATAATTCAAATTAGTTAATATCTAGGTTTATATCTCTTGTTTCCTCCACTCGTAATACAGTAGTGCCCACCTCTAGGACCCACGCAATAATCCACCACAGCACATGAACAATCACTATCGTAGTAGGTTTTCTTCTGTTTTCTTTCAGAATGATGAGGATGAGATTTTAAGGCCTGATAATTATTTGACGTGGTTGATCGAGACTTTTGTTTAAAGCAACCATCCGTTTCACATAATAGCTTTGTTGATAACCACTGAGGTGATGAGGAATTTAAGGAAATACGTGCCCAGTTTCCTCTCGTCTCATAAATATCAACTTTTTCTCCACGTCCTAACTTGCCTACTACGTGACCGTTTGGTTTATCTCTAATATTTAAAGAATTAGTGTTGATATATTTTGATTCGATAACTTCCTCTACTGCACTCTGTGCATTTTCTGAATCTGAAGTTTGTTTTGGAGAGTTATCATTGCCTGAACCAAAAATCCCTAAAGCTACTAATCCTGCGGCACCCCAGCCTAAAGTTGATTTTTTCATGTTTTACCATTTGTTATAAATTTCTATTACTGTAACAGAATGTAATCTCAAATGATAATATGCTGAGGTCATTAAAAATAATCGCCTTGCTGTAGCTTTTTCTTGAACTCAAAGCTCATTATCTAAATCGACACTTACTCCAGTAACAACGTTATGTTTAGGCCCTCCGAGACTAACAACATTAGCCAAGCGTATATTCACATCAGAAACACATAGCTTGTTTTCAGATTGCCATTTGCTCAACTCAACAGACATAACATCTTCAAGATGCCGTTCCAGTTCTTGCCGTTTAATTTCGATTTCTTCTAAAGTCAGCATACATGACATATCAATTCACCTTGTACCCAATGCTCACATTATACTGAATGAAATCAGCATCTTTACCCGCATAAATAGATTGACCATTCAAACATTCTAAGTGTTCGATTGTGAAATATTCAAAATGTGCCAGTAAAGCATCGCCAAGAACCGTTAAAGCTTTTTCTCCCACATGAAGTCGATCAAAGCATTGAATCATGATATTACCGGTACGGCGAGTACATGGTTTATCTGCAATGCCTGAGGTAAAACTCGGGCCACCTGCAATCGTTAAACGGCACCATACACCTTTTGTTGGAACAGTAAAGTCAGGTGCATTTGGATACTGAATCCGTTCTTGAGCAATACCCCTAAAGCTTTGCATGCGATCAATAATAGCTTGCCTAGTCTGCTCTAAAGTCATTGCCATTTTAGCCACCGTACTTTTGAGAAATAAAATTAAACGTGAGGCCATAAATACCTTGTGGCGCTTGATCAGACCAACCGTTTTCTAAACGGGGTGCATAAGCTTTATTGTTCTGAATATAGACCAAATTACCCAATTTAATTTTTACAGCTTGAATAGCTGCATCTTGAATTGGGTTTGTTTCAGGTTCACGCACGCCGAAATCAGCAGATCCAACCGAAACAATATGTGAAGCACGGTATGCTCCAGTATCAACAGGACTTAAATTAACTAAGGATTGCACGGTATCCATGACAATATTCTTTACATGGTCTTCTGCTGCTTTAGACACATCAAGACTAAAACTAGTCGGCTTTTTCCCCTTCCATCCCATGATTTACCTCACTAGCTTCGAACATTTCAAATAGGTCTTGAGCGATTGCCTGAATTGAATAAGCTTCAAATTCCACACTAGGCTCTCGCTCACCCATTCTCCGTTTTACTATTTGCCAGATATGAACAGCTTCATGTAAAAGCAATCCATAAACTTGTATTTGGTTCTTATCCGCTGTATCTCCAATTTGGACAATTGCATATGCACCATCTGAATAAGAACTAACCTGAGCATCCGCCCCCATATCTAAAAATTGATCAGCTTTGCCCATATCTTCAAATAACAAATCCATATGTATTTGATTTCTAGCAAGTGCATATTTGACATGTTGAAACGGTGAGATATACCATTCGGGCACATAATCGGTATTAATCATTTAAACTCCTTAATTGCACCCATAAAAAACCCACTTATGTGGGCTTTTTATTGTTTACCTAATTCTATGTTCATCTGCCAAGTTATCAATTTCTTTTAAATTATCATCAAATAATCCTAGAAATTTTCTAGCAGATTGAAAAAAAATTGCACTGCTAACATCTTCACGAGCAATCAAACTCGGAAGTTGGTCATGCCTACTAGCATCTTTTTTGCATAAATCTAAACAGGTCCATGCATCACAAAGCATAATAATATTTGTGAGTAACTTATAAGTCTCACTATATAAATTTAAGCATTTATCGTGAAACTTAATATTTACAAAGTTTTTCTTAGAGAAATTAATATTTCCTAGCTCTGCTAAAATTTCGGCTGAAATTGCAAATGCTTTGTTTTCATAATCTTCTATTTCTTGTTTAGTAAGATTGTTTTCATAAAAACTTTCTAAATCCTTAGCTAGATCTTTCGCCCTAAAGGGAATATTTTTTACTTTTTTTAAAATTTCTATTACTTCAGTTTCATTATTTTTTAGTCTATGAGAAGTTCTCCAATCATCAAATAATACAAAAGCTGCAACTGGAGCTAGAAATGCTGCTGCAAGTGTTAAAGTATCCTTTAAAACATCATATGCATCAGCAAAGTTAAATTTATGATGTGTGATTGGATATGAACTCTTAAGAAAGAATGAAACAACTAAGAAAATAATTATGCCAATTAAAGTCCATTTCCAAATCCTTCTTATTTTTACTTTTAAATCATCTTGAGCCATATATCCCCCTATTTTAGAAGGTTATTAGACCAAGTATTTAAACCTTCCTCAACTGACATTTCCAGATTGTACTGGCTGGATCTTGTTGAATATGGATAACTCGGAATGAGCCTAAGGCTGTTAACCATTCATCATCAATTTTTGGAGTCATAGTTACTTCGTTTTGAAGAACGGTAGCCTTTTTATCTGTGGCCAAGACTCCAAGCGTCTGAATCTCATATTGACTGTATGAGCCAAACAGAACGCCACGCCCAGAATAGTTTTCTTTAACTTCAACATACGTTTCAGTTTTAGGATCCCAATTCGTTTTTGAAATCCGTTCACATGTAAAGGTATGAACGGCATCTGCTAAATCTTCATTAAATGCTTCAGCAATATCTGCCTGAATTTCGTCACGTAAGCCCATTATTTATGCCCTGTAAAGTGGAATGCCGAAGCTATTAAAACTTGCATTAGGATCTTTCAAATCAAGCGAATCAATATAATCAATTGCTATCTGTTCAAAGCTAGAAATCGCTTCAGTACCTTCTTGATACTCTTTTTCAGATTCGACTGAATCAGCTTTAACTTTCTTACGCTTCAACTGCTGGTCTTTGCCGTTATAAATTACCTTGGCCAGAATGCCTTTGATAATTTCACAAGCTGCATCCTTAAGAAGTGGATCAATTGGATCTGGTACAAATCCTATTCTGTTTTTCATCCAGACATTTGCCAGTTTAACCAGACGAGCTTTATCACTGTCTGGTGCAAAATCGCTGCCCAAAATTGAATTTGCGTCATCTACAGTAATAAAGCTCATTGCATTATTCCTTAGGGATTAATTTAAGAAGTTCTGCTTTTGTTGCAGACGGCTTGTAACCAATATTTTTACTAGCTAAATACTCTTTTAATTGATCATTTGACCAGTTTTCAAAATCATTAGCTGCCGTTTCTGTAGCTGGGTTTTCTGCCGATTTTCCAGCATCCAATTCAGCGATACGTGTTTGCATTGCAGAAATATCGTTTTTAAAAGCTTCAAATTCAGCTTTAATACCGATAACTTGGGCTTCAGCATCTTTGAGAGCTTTATCTGCTAAGACTGCTGCATCTTTTAATCGTGAATTCTCAGATAACAACTCTGACTGGTTACCACCGGCCTGCTCTAAGATGGCAATTTTCTGCTTAAGCTGAGTGTTTTCTTCAACTACCTTTTCACATTCAGCTTTTGCATCATCAAACACAGCTTGAAGTTCAGGGGTAATTCCCACTGCGACATTTACAGTGGCCAAAGTCGTTTTTTGTGGCTCTTCCAACTTACGAACTTCAACTGGAACTTCCAAAGATTCATAATCCTTTTGAATCTTTGGATAATTACCGTAAATAATTACCTCTTTTGCTTTCAAATTTGGGTTTTCATAATAGTCAGGGTTAGCAATAATGCCCGTCTCTAATGCAGCAGCTGCTGCAATGCGTGTATAGATAATCTTCATGGCGCTTTTCTCTTAATAATAAAAAGAGGGCTTATTAGCCCCCTTAGGTTTTAATTTTTAGGTTTTAACCAGTTGTCGCTGTACCTGATAAATCAAGTAAGGTACCTGCTGTCATTTTGTTGCTGGTTGCATATTTAATCCAGTTAGCACTTGAACCAAGTAATGTAAGATCAGGATTTTCACCTTTCGATGTATCCCAGCTATAACCAAGAATATCTAGGTTAAATGCACCTTCAGCACGCATACCGATTGCCAAGTTTTCTTCATCATTGATGTCATAAGCTCGGAAGCCCGGTACTTGTGATTCAGTTACAGTTACAGCACCATACTGCAAGCCAAAAGCATCGTTATCACCTACAGCATCCGTCACCAAGACCGGCTTTCCTAAGGTTCCCGGTAAACCTCCATAGATAACGATTTCAGATTCACCATAAATTTGCTTAGTGATTGCATCATCGACAATATCGAAATAGGTATCTGAGTTCATCACCCATAAGCCAATGCGGCCAAACTTATCACCAAACTTTCGCATACCACGAGTTAATGCTTTGCGGCCATCAACAACGATACTACCTTTTGCAACCATGTCTGGATTGCTAGAAATAGCAGCTTTTAAAGAAGCTAAACTGTACTCTAATCGGCCTGCAACCAATGCATCTGCAAGATCGTAACCAACAACCATAGCAAATTCTTCTGGTGTACGAGCACGGCGCTTAAATGCCTCTTCAGTAGATGCATAAGGGCCATATTTATATGGAATTTTTACACCTACAGACTCACCTGCACCGATTTTTTCCGGAGTGACTTTTGCATTGGAGTTCACATCGCGATGTTTAATGCTACCACCAACTTTGTAGAATGCATTTTTATTGAAGTCACCTTGAATGATTTCATTACGATAAATAATCGCACCATTGGAAGCTTCATTAAAGACATTCAAATTGTCTTGTAATCGTTCTAAATACGCTGTTTGGGCCAGTTGGTTGTAGATGATCATGTCGGAATTAACTGTCGTAGTCATAACTACTTATCTCCAAATATATAATGATTAGTTCGGTAGTTTTAGGAAGGCATCATTGCCATGTTCTTTGATGTATTCTGCTTTCTGAGAAACAGACATTTCACTGCGTTTCATTCCTGCAGGCGCTCTACCTTTGCCCCCACCTTGAAAACCGCCACCAGTTCCTTTACCACCTTTAAGAATTAAGTCTTTATGCTGGTATCCACCAACCAATGACTCTAAAGCTTCATCAACATTTGCAAGTTCACCCGGGCGGACACGCGAATAAATCTTTTCGCCGTTCGGATCATATGCAACCACCTTGCCCTCTTCGATTTTGAAGTGATGGCCAAATGTTGCCTGAACCATGTCCACAGGTACTGCAATGTTGTCTTGAATGTACTTAGAACGAGCAAAACCACCGCCGATAAGCTCTTTATGCAATGAGGCCTCAAGAGCATCACGTTGCTCAACAATCGGAGCATATTTTTCTTCAACTGCCTTGATAGCTTCAGCTTTCACTTTCTCAACTTCACCGGCATCCACCAGCTTTTTATCGTCGAGATTTTGGATTGTTTGTAATGCCTTTTTAGCTGCCGCTGGGTCTTCAATTCCTTCAAAAGCTTTTAATGCTTTTTCGGCTGCTTCTTTGGCTTCACGATGTGTTTTAGCTTCATTGTTTAAGCGTGCAATTGTTGCTACCGAGTGTGGCGCATCATGTGGCATTTCTTTGCCGTCATCATGAATATAGATCGGCTTATCTCCGTCTACTTCCGCATAAACTTTACCGTCGATTGTTACTGTTTTAAGTTTCATTGGTCATCCAACCTATATACAAAAATGGGCATCCGCCCGGTTACACCGTCTGCATCCGCATTCGGCAGGCATAAAAAAAGCGCCTTAAAGGGCGCTTTTTAAAAATTAAATAATCATTTATTTATTTCAGTTTGATCAAAAAAATCTCGATTTTGTTCTTCGAACTCCTTAAACAGCTCTTCACTTAACTCATTTGAATCGTTTTCAATTACAATTTTAGGAACTTCCAAAGTTTGATAAAAATCATCTAATGAAAGGTTAAAATTAAATTCTGGCTCCTTAATTTCAGGCAAGACATCCAATAGTTCCTGACACTTTTGAATATATAATTTAATGTCATTACTATTCCTAGCAACACCTGCTCTACTTTCATCAATTCGATCATTTGCATGAATAATAAAATCTTCAAGTACAATCCTCAGACCTGTCTCTCTTCTTTTATATTTATCTCTAATTGATCGTTTAATATCCTTAACCATAATAGTTCACTAAAGTAAAAACATTCAGGTATTAGATATTAAAATACTCTTATTTATAATCCTAGTTCTTGAAAATTTAGCTCATCCAACTTTCTAAGTTGGTCCAATGTGTAAAGTCGCCCTTCAGGATCAAAGAACTTTTCAAAATCAAACTTTCCTTCTTTATAAAGCTTGTACCTCTTTGGCCCTAGCCATTCTTTTTGAAAGAAATCATCTGTCTTTTTGAAGAACTCTTTAAAAGTGGTATTGGCATCTAACTGCCCTATTAACTGGCTTCGCTCTTCTTTCGGGATGTCTTTAACTCGACGTTCGTCCATGACAAATGGCCGTTCGCCAACAAGTTGACCGTCCTTCTCGACTGGTACCAAGATACTGCGACAGTTAGGATGCAACGGCGGTACCCGCTTTGTCGGATCGTTTATTTCCCAAACTGAACCATCTAATGAAGCGCAAAGCTTAGAAGTTCGTCCATCTAAAACACTAACAAATCGGACATATTCAAAGCCAATTTGGTTGAAGCTATTTAGATAGGCTTGATTAGCTACATGACTTCGCACAGTTCTTACCGTTCGCTCAATATCAGTTTTGGTACCATTTAAGATCCCATCTTCATAGTTAAGCCGTTTGCTCCCTCGAATACGCTGAACAATTTCTTGGTTAGTTTTGCCTGAATTAATACCATCTCGAATTGCATACTCAACCTTTTGACGGGCACTTTCAGCAATTCTTGAAAGCAGATCATCGACAAGAGCGCCACCTGCCAACGGAACTTTTTTAGCGGATAAGAATAGTTTTTCCCCATCAGGCTTATTAATTTTTGCTCCATAGAGCTTAGCTACGTAATTGGCCTCATAAACAGCCAGCGCCGTAGCAGAAACGGCAAAAGCTTCAGGTAATGCTAAATTAACACTGGCAAACCATTGGGCAATCAAATCCCTAATTTCCCTTAAATTTGAAGTTGTATATTTACCACCAGCTAAAGCAACTTTCTCCGACTCATTAAGCTCATCCAATAAATCCCGAAGCTTAGATAGCATCTTGCTCGTATCATCATTGAATAAAGCCAATAACTCATTTACCGTTTTTGATGAAGCACGATAAAGATAGGCCTGGTGCTGAGTGAGTGCTTCAAATAGTTTTTTGATATCTGTTGCCATCTCACTCTACCTTTTGATTTAAAGTCCCATCTTGCTCTGCTTCAACATTCTGAAGCTCTTCTTCATATTTTTGTTTAGGGAACATACCTGTTTGGTTGTATTCCCACCATGATTTAAATGAAGATCGGCCTTGTAGAGCTGCTTCAAATAACTGTCGAGCTAACTCAGCTAAATAACCCTGTTTGTTAAATTCTTGACTGATTTCGAACATCAAATCATCTTTAGTTAGAACATCCACATTAGGCGTTACAAACTTTGCTGCCCATCGTAATGCTGCTGACAAGGCTTCATTCATATTAACGACACAGAGCGAAAGAACTGAATGCTGAACGGCGTCATCACTATTCGCTTCGGTAGCGGTCTTTTTACTTCCCGAGCCCTTCTCAATTAAACGCGCCCCCATCTCCTTCATTTTTTCCCACTTATCTTTCATCGCTTCCCGGGCAAGAGTATTAGGGTCGGCTTGTACAATTCCTAAACCACCATTTTCAGGTAAAGGCAAAAGTACTTTCGCTCCAATGTAGATGCCACGTTTCTTGGCTTGGTCATACCACTCCCAATTAACACCCTTCGCATAATATTGAGGTTGCCCCATATAAAAAACGGACTCTTGAAAGTCCGCACTGTCTCTGTAATGGGCTAAATTGAGATTAGCCAAAGGAAGTAATGGAGGCTTTTTAATCTCTTCTGAATTATCAATTGCACCTACAAATGTAAAAGGTATATAGGTCCAGAAATTCCCGTTGTAATCTGTTGGAAACTTCTTATCTCCGCCAACCCAGTTACCCTTTTCACCCTTTGTGTACACCTGAACGGAATAAATATATTCTCCATTACCCTCTTGCTCTAAACGAAGTACACGATATTGCTCTACTTCAGTTTTACTAAAGCCATCAGCACCTCGTTCAGACTTAAATTCACGTATAACCACTAAGCAAAGCTTTTTCTGGTTATCGATCATTACTGAATCCCAATTCACTACATCAAGGGCATTGAGCAAATGAATCATCGGATAGGCTTTTTGTGCTTTAAATTCCGCTAGATTACGAGCTGGTAATACATCCGGGTAATCTACATATAAAGCACAACGATAATGCTTTAATAAATGGCGAATACCATTTTGAGCCAATTGATAAGTACTAAGACCAGCACCATTTGCATTACGTTCTAAATGAGCAAGTTCCGGAGGAAATTTAAAACTTGGATCGGTTGCAAAAGCTGCACCAACTAAACTATTAGATGTAGTCCCCGTTACTTCATAAAAGACTGCCCGAGTACGATAAGCCTCATAAGCACTTTTATTTGCAGGTGATTGATCATGAGCATTTGGCATCGGCAAATATTTTTCACCTTTAGCCTTAACTGCATCTTCACCTTCACAAACATCATCAAGTTTTTGCCAGTATGGCAAGTTCTTAACATATTCAGCATGTTGAAAAGTTACATCACTCATCGAGCAAATCCCATATCAGCAAAAAAGGCTTCAAAACCTTCATGTAATTCATTAAATGCATCTGAGGCTGCATCCACTTGGTCATCATGTGTACCGTTAGGAAAATGACGAAGCTCATCAATAAAGTCCTTGTTCCATTCACCTTTGAGCATACGTACATTTCCTACGTTAACTTGAGCCGCAAATGGTTGTGCCCGTGTGAGCTTGTCACCTGAAATTGGTTTGGCTATCACGTTATAACCAGCAAGAAGCTTCACAAATGAACTAGCTTGCGATTTACCAGCTTGACCGGGGTCTTGTGGTAGACGCACAGAAACTTTTTTCCCATCTATTTTTGCTGTTTGTTCTAAGCGCTTATTCACATTGTCAGGTCCAAGCTGTCCTCTAGTTACATCGACAATGTAAGTAAAACCATCTGCGCCTAGAGCTTCTCGCACACCTACTGTAAAGTCGCCCTCATTTTCGGTAGCCCCAAAATCCCAAGCCCTAACTTGTTTCAATACATCCGCAGGCAAAGCATCAACAATTTGAATATTGTCGGGCTTAAAAAAACCGCCTGCTGGCGGTGATGGCATTTGACGATATTGTCCGGCAAAAACATACGGCGCAGCTTGCTCCATTTGCCTTAACTTTTGGATATTGTGTTTTGCTGGCCATAGTGCGGATCCGTCTTCCTGAATAGCTGAAAGACATAGATGCTCCCACACTTCACCATTTCCACCAGCTACAGGAACGCCGTCTTTTCTATCGCCTAACAACCAACCTGCTAAATCATCCTCATGCAAACGCTGCATGATGACGATAATCGGTGTATCTGGTGAGTTAGTACGCGACTCAAGGGTGTTTTGGAACCAATCAATTACCCCTTCTCGAATTGTTTTAGAAGAAGCTTCATGCGCTTTGTGTGGGTCATCGATAATGATGCATCCACCAAACCCATCACGAAGTTTACCCGCACCAAAACCAGTAATCGTACCGCCTGTACCAGTCGCATAGCAGACACCGCCTTGAGAAGTCCTCCAGAAGTCTTTAGCCTTACTATCATCACGCAATGTGAGATCAGGAAAGACCTTTTTATACGCCTCCTCTTGTACGAGTGTTCGAATCTGGAAGGCGTTATTTGCGGCAAGCATTGCCGAGTAACTGATATGAATAAACTCACAGTCAGGCTTCTTTCCGAAACACCAAGCCATAAAATTAATTACAGCAATTTCAGTTTTAGAATATCGTGGTGGAACGTTAATAATTAACCGCTTTATCTCTCCGCGATAAACTTTCATCAAAGCTTCACAGATTTCTAAGTGGTGCCAGTTCTGCATCCATTTATAACCACGGCGCTCCTTAAACATGTACCTTGTGAAGAAATATAAATCTTCTTGCGCCTCGATCCGGATGGCTTTATCCCGAGCCGCATCAGTACTCATCTAAGACTTCCCTCCGCGCTTTTAAGTAATCTTCCATTGGAACTGGAATTTCTGAATTAACTGTTTGGACTGGACCGCCGTCTTTGCCTGTAATTTCTTGGCGGTTAGTAAATTGACCACCAATGTCTTTAGCGGCTTGCTCAAGAATTTTTAAGGCTGTTTTGACGTTCCGAGTTCTCTCCAGTTGTTTTTGATATTGCTTTAATCTGTAGTACTTACTAGCAATTGGAATATCAATTAAACCCTTGTCAAACTCTTCTCGGGTTTTCTCAAAAAGCTCAACATATTTTTGGCTTAAATTACGGCCTGAATATTTGGTTGGGTCATATGCTTGGCACTGGCTTCGGCTAATTTCCACATCAAACTCTTGTTTGACGTTTTCCACCACTTCCTGAGGTGTATCACGGCAAGCAAGAGACTGAACTATAAATATTTTCACAGGCTCTTTTAGTGCTGCCATAAATTCCCCTTCGTACAGCTACGTACAGCAAACAGGACAAAAAAAGAGCCAAAAGGCTCAATTGATTACACAATTTCCGCAGCATTTTGAAATATCAAGATTCGAAACAAACGGCGGATTCTTTGCGACTTCAATAAGTCGCTTAACATTTTTGCTTGGGCCATAACGTTTAACTACGCCAATAAACTCTTCAACGTCATGACCTGCAAGATAGTGCTTAGGAAGACCAGAACTATCGCTATAAACAATTTCTCCGTCCTCGTCTCTCATCACTCCAATGTGATAAAGCTCATGTTCAAGCAAGTAACAGAACTCTGTATCATTTGCACGCTCACAAAAAGAAGCGTCGACAGTTATTAAGTAAGTTGGCACAAAGCCGAACCAGTCTCGCATCTGTTGCTCTTGTCTAGCTTTGCGCCAGCCACCAACATTGAACATGACTTTTTCACATTGCCCCAGCACCATCGCCTGCTTGCTTTTATATGCAGAAGAGGCCCAAGCAAATGCTAAAAATTCTTCATTATCGTGGAGCAGCTCAGCTATGTGATCATGATCGGGGTTATAAAGAGGTCCACCAATAGTTAAGTAATTAGCAACAACCCATTTTTTTAGATCTGGTGCTGGTGTTAGTCTAATTGCTTCCTCTTCATCTGCTTGATCAATAAAATCAGTCGGTGGAAATGGTCTGATCTGCTCCATTAAAAATCTGCCTCTTTAAGTTTTTAAGCCACTGACTAGCGAAATGAGCTTGGATCTGCAATGGACCATATTCATTAATCTTAAATCTTGGTGCTGCCTCTAACCGAACAACGGTATATCCCATTTCTTCAGCAACATCGTAACGGTCCAAACTCCACGCCTTTGTTGCCAGCTTGCCCTTTCGCCCACCAGACCAAGGTCCACCAGCAATTTCAACTAAAATACGATATTCAATTAAATGAAAATCAAAACGCCAATGCTTAGTAGACTTAAACTGGAATTTCTTTTCGTATTTAATTTCCAGATTGTCTAAAGCTTCAGTAAATTCTTCCTCTGCCTCTAAGTACTTTTGAGTAGCTTTAGGTAGCGGTCTGGATTTAGGCTTGGTTTTAGGTTCTTTTTTCCGAGTAAGCCAAAAGTATTCTGTAGAATCCATTATTCTCACCCATAAAAAAACCGCCCTAAGGCGGTGGCTAAACTCACAGGCAATATAGTATTACTTCTTAAAAGTTGCCTTATAAAGCTTTGAATTAAAGTAATCCGTAATTTCTTTACCTTCGGTTTGAATTTTTTCCTCATTTGAAGGTAAAAAATCTAATTCAGATTTTAAGCTCATAAACTCTGGAATAAATTTTTTAATTGGCGGAGGTGGTTTAGGTCCACCTTCTGTAATTTTTTCGATTAATCCAGCTAACCATAAAATATACTCACCTTCTGAATTATGAGGAGGAATCAAACTCACATCTATTTTTACTTTACATTCATCTAATGGTCTACTAAACAATTCAACAAAATCAATAAAATTATATTTTAATTTAAATTCTGTTCCCTCAATTTCTCTGCGTATACATGTCATAAGTAAGTTCATATTTTCAATACAGTCATGTGAAAACAATTCCTCATCTTTAATTTTGTTATAAATATTTTCCGCAAACATGAGATACTGTGGCATTTCGGCAGCTCCTCATTTTTATAAAGTATTTTTCTTAAGGTAGTCCTATTATAACAATGTTGCAACAAGAAATTTTCCATTTTTAGTTTAAGGAAATTTTAAAAATTATAAAAACGATTATATTCAATAAATTAGTACGAATAAAAGCTAGGGAAGTTTGATTTTTCTATTGAGCTTTAAAATGGATTATTGTGTTTAAATTATCAATTTAAAAAGCTTGCCTAGTAGGCAAGCTCCCCCTTTTTTTGATATTTGCGCTGATCAATAAGGTTAGTGTTACTTAAAGCAACACACTGATAATACTGAAATATTTAAAAATAAAAAAGCCCACTTCCTATTTTTATTCAGAAATGGGCTTAGCGAAAAAAAACGCTTAGACCTGAAATAGGAAATATCTATTCGGAAATATCTCCAACTTCATATTGGCATAATATTTAAGCACTAGCAATAGGGATTGAATTAAAAATATCAAATATTCATATTTAAATAGATAAAGATTTCTTTTTTAAATAGTTTTATTTTTAGCCTACATAATTTTTTTACTTATCAAGAGTTATAAAGAATATGTGCCCATCAATAGGTAATACTTAATAAGGTCTTATGTGCAGTAACCATTAGGCTCTAGAGAGTAAGAACTCAAACTGACTAAAAATAAAATAATTAATTTTCAATATCAATGATCATATACTGCAAAGTTATGTATATTCCAACTTCTCCATTGTTGAGTGCCTCATATAAGTCTTCATCAACGAAATCTCCAGATTCATCATATAGCCATTTATGAATTTGAATAATTTGTATATTCCCTTTTTTGTCTATTATTGCTATTGGATCTATTACGGACCGAACTATCACCTTCTTCTTCGTCTCAACATCAAGCAATGTGATAATTGTCATTTTAAAATCCTTATAAATATCCTGTATAACAACTACTCTCAATCAATAAAGATTTTTATATTTAAATTACTTAAATAGCAATCTTTTCAATCTAGAAAATAAATAAAAAACACTTCAATAGTATGTGCCTATTAGAAAAGATACCTTAAATATTCTACTAGCAATAAAAAACCGCTTTAAGGGCGGTTCATCTAAAATTCACAGGTACTTAATGAAGATTTTTTTTCTGTCTTTGCATCTTTCTGGGCTCACAAATTTTTCCAATAAAGTTAGTTAACCACAAAATACTTTCTTCACGATCTTCAAAATGAGGTATAAGGCTTAAATCTACTTTTATTTTGCGATCAGCTAAAGGCAAACTTAAACAATGTTCAAAGTCTATTGAGCTGTACTTCAATTTGAGTCTTTTTTCTGCAGCTTGATTCTTTATCTCAGCCATAATGCGATTTAGATTAACAATCAAATTATTTGAAATTTTATTATTTTCATATACCCGTTCGTAAACTGTCTCAGCTACATCAATGTAATTTATTAGCTCTACATTCTTATTCATGACATTTGTACTCCGTTTTTTATAATTATCCGTCTAAAATAATGTTTATTTGAGTTACTAAATTCATCACGTACGTAAATATTGTTAAAGTTTTATCACTTATTTTTAATTTAAATATTTGAATTTATTTAATAATTTTATAATTTACTAATATTTATATACATCTTTGTTCTTAACACCCCTTTTTTCTATCACTTGCCCATTGAGTTCACCACCCACACAGATATTCATTATAAGTACCAGTTTTTAATCAGACTGGACTATAGCACAAAACAAAAAAGCTCATCATTTGATGAGCTTTTAATTAAATCACTTAGGTCTGCAATGCTACAAGCTGAGTACTAAACAGATTAATTACCACACCATTCGCAAACATGGATAAAGCAATAATTGAATGTTTTTTTACCATACGCACCTCCAGCAAACTTAATGAAACAGTTGAATAGTTAGTTAAACAAGACAACAAAAAAGATAAGCAAAAGGCAACTAATCCTAGCACTACAAGTGGAACTGAACCACTTATGCATTCCTCTACAACAACAGACCTAAGTAATCTATTCTTTTATTATAACATTAATTTTCTAAAGCAAATTAAAAAAGCCCACCAAATGATGAGCTTTAATACTAGTGATTTACTTACACTTCGAACACTATAGCACGAATATGTCATATCTCTGCGCGCAATGCAATAATTCTACTCGATGATCATTAAATTTTGTAATTTCGTATCTAAATCTATATCGGTCTTTGCCCCTAATTCTTTTCTTAATAGATGAACAACTTTATTAGCATTCATATTTGATTCATTTATTAAATCAGTTATTAATGGGCTTATTTCTCTAGAATCAATTTTAATTTTTTCACCAAGCACATTCATCGAATTTAAGTAACCTTCAGACTCTTTAAGTTTTTCATCAAAATATTTTTGTATCAATGGAATTCTCTCAATTCCCTCTCCAAATAACTTGATTCTTTCATACTCTTCAGAAGCATTATTAAATAGCTTAATAGATCTAGAATGTCTGGAGGATAACTTTTCAATTTCGCTGTTCGAAATAATTAATGGATTAATTTTTTCCTGTAAATTACGAAATTTTTCTATAAAAACATCTAAAAATTTATATATTTGTTCCTTCGTTGAAGTTTCACAAATAAATGCTGCTTTATCAAGTGAAGTACTAAAAGCATGAACTAGATTTTTTTGCAATTCCCAATTTTTATCTAATTCTGATAATAATAATTGAAAACCTAAGATCATTTTTGAGTAATTTTCAACTAGCTCTAGATATACATTTTTCCTTGTCTCCGCAAGTCTTGCTTCTTTTTGCAAATGCAAAGATGTTCTCCACGAGAAATACACACCTACTGCAATTGCAATACCACCTATCACTGCCCCCCAAATAGTTCCCCACTTTTGAATTTGAGCAGCTTCAATTGTTGCTTGAATTACTGTTATTTCATCTGCCATTAATAATTACCTTAACTAATATTTCATAGATTTTGACAAATAGATTCAAGTCTACTATCTAGCCATGTTTCTGCTGCTAACAAATATTTATCAATATTTCTTCGATCAACTTTTGTATGTGTAGCCAGAACTGCAACTGGATACCCTTTTAAATAATAAAATTCGATCCATTGGTATAAATCTGGTCGAGATAACTTTAACTGCATGACTAAATGATCAATTGCAACTAGTGCTTCATCATTCAAAGTAACCTGAATACCTTTAGATTTAAATCCCTCTTTTAGTCGCATTAATCCTAAACTTGGAGATTTATAAATTAATTCACTAGGATTAAAAGAGGCATTACGTGCCCATTTCCCCCACTGTGCAAGCTCATTCTGCATCATTCTGACTGTTGGCTTAATTTTCACTTCGATATTCATCAGTTTTTACCTCTCACCAATTGCTCAATTTGTTTAATTGCTACACCTGCTTTAACTTGTTCTGTGCAGAACCGTAAAACTGTAAAACCCATCATTGACGCAGAGTTATACTTCTCCATATCCCCGATGTACCCTTTCCCTCTTGTATGGCGACCTCCGCTCCAGATCCCGCCTTCCACCTCGACTAAAATCTTTGTTCCCGTTATTAAAAAATCTGCTCTCCATTTACGTTCAGGATGGAATTTATATTCCTGTTCAAAATCAATCTTGCATGCTCTTAAATGCGTTGCCAGAACCATTTCACCCACACTTGGTTGTCTGGCAACTTGCTTTGCTGAACGCCGCTTTTTATTTTTCTTTATCGGAAATAACTTGCGGTATTCAACAATGCTGACTGATGACATCAAGCACCACCTTTCAGCAAAAGGTCTAATTGATTAGCAAAGCAGTTATAAACTCGCGCTTTATCCTGATCACCAAAAAGGCTGGATGAATGAGCATCTTGTTTATACTTTTGAGCCAGTTTTTCAATTGACTCCCTTAGTTCAACCAGAGTGCTTTGCTTTTTGCCGCTGAGTGGTTCAATTGAGCGCGATACGTGGTCAGCCATTTCTTTTTCCATATGTTCGAAGTAACTTTGACGTGCTAAATCTCTCGACTTGATTAGCTCTGGTGAAATAAGCTTTTCCATTTCACGCCGTTGCGCTTCAATCCATTTACTGTCCATTATTTAAGCCCTCTACAGTTAAAATTGCGCTCTGCAATTCATTCCTCTTTTGAGTTATCAAAGAGCCTGTTCTTGGATACTTATTTCTTAATCCACCATTCAGCTTGAAATAACGCCTCAGGTAAGCCTTTGCCTCTGGAAGACCACCATACGAATTAATTAATTGCTCAGCTTTACAGTGGTTGCATTTTTGCATTTTCACTATCCCCGTATATTGATTCGTGGTCTTTCAAACGCTTTTCTAAACTTGAGAATGTGACCATGTCACCAGAAGCTCGATAGTTAGAAATGGCAGTTTTTACAACCTCATAACCACCAGCCTGATTAATAATTTCAACTGACTTCACCAGACGCTTGAGTTCAGAAAGGTCTACAAAATATTTTTCTCGGTCAGCCTTGCTAATCTCTACACTTTGACCACATTGGAACTCGAAACCTTCATTCCACTCAGTTGCATTAGAAGGGGCTGAATCAACGATTTCTTTCGCGTATTGCAGTCCTTTATCTCTAATCAATTTAGTTGCTTTCATGTCTGGCTCCTTTCTCATCAAGCTCTTTACGCGCCAACCACCACAAAACCACCGCACCGCAAAGTACTGCTGTTACACACGAAATGAGTAAGCCCCATCCCAAAAACTCGAATTTGGTCATGCTGATTTCTCCCAACTGACGTCTATCAGGCTTGGTCTAAACACCACAACACAGCAACCAAAAGGTGCATTCGTTTTAGAACCGCCAAACTTTAAGCGGCCACGAATAAAATGAATTTCACGACCCAAACAATAGTCTTGAAACCAACGGGCATCAGTGCGAACAGGAACGAGTGCAACTACCGTATGCCCTTTACTTGCTGTTTCCGCTGCCTTAGCAACCCAATCGATGATTTCTTTGCCGTAAGGTGGATTCATCCAGCATGTCCCAGTCCACTCTTGCTTTAGACCATCAATTTCAGGTGTAAAATAACGTTCACATTTAGCGTTTTCAGGCAGAGCACAAACGTCTAAATCAAAGTTAAATACTCGATCCAATTTTTCGAAAAAATCTTGCGGCGTAGCCCATACATCAGTTCGATCATCAGCTAATCCAAATAACTTATTTTTTGTCATGGAATTCATACATTCACCCCATCAATCAATCGCTGAATATTTCTAGGAATTGGCATGCCCTCCCGGCGGCACATCTCTGCATATTCATGTGGATTGTCAAAAGGATCTGGCCCTAACTCTTGTTTAAGTTCTGGCTCTTTTTCCGTTGTTTGAAGCTTTTGTACTGGTGCAGGTTTACGGCCATTAATCCTTAACCTTTCCATCAAAGATTTGAGATGCTTTTGCGCTTCGTCATTGCTTACTGGGGTGTGTTCAGGTTCTTTATGCTCTAGTTGTAGCGGTGGAGTGTAAAACTCTTGCTGACGGCCTTTTAACTGAGCTTTAGCAACCATCACGTTGTAGGTCCCGAAGAAATTATCTTGAGCTGCTCGCATTTGGCCGGCTTCGATCAAATACATCACTTCGTCTAATGCATATTTTGTAATTTGTGTAATAACCACGGTACGGTCAGTCGTAAACTTACATGCACGTGACCAAGCTTCCTCTGGAGACATCCAACTTTCACCGATACACCAGGTGCGAAATTCAGCAAATGACGGCATAAAACGCCCACCTGCTGTAAGTAATCGAGCAAGTGCGTTGTTAAATTGATTTTTTTGAACGCCAACCAGTGTTTTAAGTGCAATTTGCTCAACTACTGACAGAGGAATTGCACTTTCGCCTGTTGCTGGAAATTGCTTATTGAACTGAGCAGCGTAAACAGTGCGAAGAGAAGCGATTAATTGACGCACTTCGTTCAAGGTAATCTCATGCATGACCTACCTCCTCAATCATTGGAAACTTTTTTGCCGGGGTTACATCCAAAATTTGAGATTCGCTTTGTTCCTCAAAAAGATTGGCGAAATAACCCGGCTCTTGTGGTTTTTGACCGGTTGAAGTGATTTGCTCTTGTTTCTTGCGGTTAGCAGCAACTTGTTTCTCGTTGTTTTGAACCCAAGAGAACCACTTAACCAACCAGATGCTTGGTGTATTCAACGAACTTGATTCGTTTGCAAAGTACCAGTCACCGAAATTTTGAATCATGGTTCTCAAGTCGATTTCAGGTACAGAAACAAATCTTTGTTGAGCAAGTGAGATGAAATCGTATTGAAACTCGCTGTATTCAGAAATGAATTCACGCATTGAGTAACGCTTGTGATCATCGATCTGATACTGAGCAAATTGAATTGGGGTTAATTGCGAATTTTCTTCACGCGCATTACTACTACTATCTATATATTGGTTATCGGTTAACGGTTTATGGTTAAGGTTTTTTTGGCTTTCACTTTCAGAACCCAAAATTAACCCACTGGGTTTTTGTGGGTTTTCAGAATTAACCGAGTCGCCTTCACTTTGGTTTTCTTTTGGTTTTTCCTTACGTGGACGCCCACCTTTCTTACCATTTTCACGATTTTTATCCCCTACTTTTTGATAAGCGGCGATTTCTGAATCACAACGTTTGTTGTGAAACCCGTCTTCCTCTTCCACAAAAAACTCTTGCAGCACAATTAATACTGCATCCCTTTCTTCTTGGGTATTTGCACGTAACCGACGAAAAACCGACTGGGTTTCTTTGGGTAATGGTTTTTCATTCAAATAATAGAAATCGAGAGCACGGCGATAAAAGCACTCTTCAACTGGGCTAAGGTGCGCTGTAGCAACCATAAAGTCGCTGATATGGTGGAGATATTTATACATCAGTGACTGCTCCTAATTTTACAAGACCGCGCATTTCCAACTGACGAATAATTCTTGGAGGAATAAATTCGTTGTTGATTTTGTAGCGAATACGAGACTTTTCTTTCACCTGAATTAGTTTGTGCCCATCCTCCATGAGACGGCGAACTGCTATAGCCTGCCCCCCCATATGGGTTAATTCTTCAAGTTGATAAAATCTTTCCTGAGCCTCAATTGCGGCATTCATAACTGAAAGTGGCATGGCTGCTAATTCTTTAGCCGAATAGATCTTTACTGGTTGTTCCAGTGGAATTACCACCTCTAGCGGTGTGGTGGAAACAGAAATATCCTGTTTTCTTCTTGCTGCATATCTCACTTTTCACCACCCTTTGGCTTAACATAGCCTCCAAAAGAATCAACCAAACACGCCTTGGTTAAGCTGGTTACAATCTGTTGTGCTAACCATTGCGTTATGCGAAATTGACGAGCCATAGCCTCTGAAAATTCAACCTTGGTTACCGCCGCATTATTTTCGTCATACCCTTTGTTGCGTAAATTTTGCTTTTTCACCTCAAATAGGTGGCCAAGTACTCGCAAAGCAGGCTCATAAAATGATTGAACTTGCTGCATTTGTTTATGATCAGGTTGGTTTTGGAATTTAGAATTCATGACACCTCCGCTAATGCTTGCTCAGCGCTTGTTAGTCGGCGTTTAGCGTTAAGTTCTGCAACTGTTGCGTGGCGAATCTGGCTTTTATGGATTGGTCCACAAGCACCAGAGGAGATAACCTTTACTCGGAACAAATCATTCGTGTACTTGTAGTCAATGATTTCAAGCAGGTAATCTTTGGAGCCTTGCGATGTAAGCACAACCACATCGCCTACTAAAAAATCTTGCGAGTTGAGTTCGGTTGGCTGTTCTGATAAATTATTTGTGTTCATTTGATTCACCTCAATTGAATGCCTATAAACCACTCTCTACCTGGATGGGGAGTGGTTTTTTATTTGAATAAAATCCGCATGTATTCAGGTGAAGTGAATGCATGTGCTAAATAAACTCGCGTTGCTTCTGCAATTTCAGGTGAGCAATACACATCACTTTCTTGCACAACCTTCAAACCAATGGCTGTCAACAAAAAGCTAATAAACTCAATCTCAGTCCATCCATTTGATTTCTTTTCTGTTTTCATCCGTGAAAGGATGCTTGCATCGACATTTATCATCTCTGCTACTTGTCTTTGATTGCTAGCGTTAAGTGCTTGCAATATGAGCGATTCGTTATTGCTAGCGCTTGCAGGCAATTCATTTAATACTTTGCTCATGGTTTAGTTCCTAAGCGGTTAATGATCCAAGGTTTTTGCTTTTTGTCGTCTGGGGACGAAGTTCAATCCAAATATCTTGATAGTTATCAGGGAAAAGCTCTTTTCGCGTTGTTAAACCAAGATCTTCAGCAATAACTGCTAGCCTGATTTTTCTATCAAGGGGGATAGCTTTCCATCCACTAACTGATGACGGAGCAATCCCCAGAAGTCTTGCTACCGCTGTGACACCACCTAGCTTGTCTATAAGTTGTGCGTCATTCATAACGTGCTCCTAATTTTTCTTTAATTATTAGGCATTCCTTATATTAAATCAATAGGAATACCTAATTTTATTTATGTTAGGATTTCCTAACATTGTGAGGATAGTTGTATGAATACTCTTGCTGAACGACTTAGGTATGCCATGGAAGTTTTGCCACCTAAAAAGATTAAAGGTGTTGAGCTTGCTCGTGCAGTAGGAGTTAAACCTCCTTCTGTGAGTGATTGGCTGTCTGGAAAATCCAAAACAATGGAAGGTGAAAATTTATTACGTGCCTCAAAATTTTTGAATGTTAATCCTTCATGGCTTGCATCTGGCACGGGAGAGATTCAATCAAGCACGAGAGATAAATTTAAACAACTGGATATCGAAGAGTTCAAAAAGAAATACAACATTAGTGATAGTGATGAAGCTCTTTTATTTTCAACAATTATCGAAAAACCGTTTATCCCATCATCTAAGCGTTGGGTTCCTGTTAAGGCTTACTCCAAGATGGGCATGGATGGCTATTTCACAGATATGGGTTATGAAGGCAATGCTGGAGATGGGTATGTTCCAACTCACTCAGCAGGACCAAGAGCCTATGGCATTAAAGGAACTGGCGACTCAATGTTTCCAGCAATTCGTAATGGCTGGTATGTTGTATGCGACCCTGATGCAGATCTTGTGCCGAATGAGTTTGTTCAAGTGTGCTTGAAGGATGGAAGATGCACAATTAAAGAATTTGTCGGCATCAATGGTGGGGTTTTAAGTTTGCTTTCTGTGAATGGTGGTGAGCGATTTTTCTTTGAAATGGATGAGGTAGAAAGCATTACAGCTATTACTGACATCGTACCACCAAGTCAGCACAGACAAGAACATCCTTATTCGCATTAATCACAGGAAGACTTATGGACAATTCAAAACGACCAATCAACCAGATTATTGCTCGCATCAATGATGCTGCGAAACATGGTGAAGCTTTGGTGCTAACAGCCGAAGAAGTGAAGATCCTCTCAAAGGACATTGGTGATAAAGTCTTTATTCCAGTCCTTACAAATGAACAAGTAGTGCAGTTGGTAAAATAAGGAAAGCTTGGACAGAAAATTAAATAATAAAAAAAGACCGATGATAAGTCGGTCTTTCCATCCAAGGTTAGGAAGGTCTTGGATTGACTAATGTTGGCAGCATTAGCCTTTGCGCCCACCAATATCACAAGATAATTGATAAATTGAGAATAACATATGTTTGGAGAAATTCATGTTGCTTGATAGAGTTTTGCAATTGGAGTTGATGAAAAAAATGGCTTCAACCTACCCTTTAGCTTATGATTTTTCACATGAAGTGTACCAACTTGAAGACGAATCTAGGAAGAAGGTATTTGCAAATTTATATTATCTACAATCCCATGAATTATTAGAGCCTAAAAGTATATTTCTTCAGCTTGGCTTTGGAGCAATACAAAACTCAACATTCACACTTGGGTATACTCGCTTAACCCAAAAGGGTGCAGATTTCATGGCTAATGATGGAGGTTTATCTGCAATATTTGGAGTGGTGACAATAAAATTCGAAGCAGACCAATTTAAAACTTTATTAGAATCAAAAATCATGGCAACCGATTTACCGCCTGCTGATAAGCGCAAATTGATTGATGGGCTTCGATCGCTTTCTGGCGAGAGTATAAAACACCTGACAACGAAAATTGTGGATTTGGGCTGGGATAATCTAGGGACACTAATTCGGATAATTCAAAGCAGCCTGGCTTAGCAATTTGCTTAAACTTTAGGAAACCAATTGGCTTAGTGTAATCACCAACTGGCACATAAAACTCATCACCATCAAATGGAAAATTTTCAAAGTAAATTTGAGTTGAGTTTTGGAAAAGTCTGTTTTCAATAATTACTATATTTTCTAATTTCATAAACTTACCTATCGTGACCCGACACGATCCTTTAAAAACATATCGGGAGGAGTATTTCACGTGAGTAAAATTGTAAATATTAATTCTGAACTAATTAATTTCTATATTGTCTTAAACGATCATGCTCTTGAAATTGATCTTAAAAACAGTGATAGGATCTGCTATACAATGATGGATAGGGATACGATAAATAAATTCATATCATCAACAGACAAAGACCAATTTTATCTTGATAACATTAAGTCAAATAGAAACTTCCGCTCAGAAATTACACTTAAGAAGCACGCTTAGGAGTTGGGTGGTGACCTGCTAGTTTTTCTAACTTTTCAATGGCATCTGAAAAGAACTCGCGTCTCCACTCTAAATCTAATTCACCAGCATATAGCGCTTCTAGCACAATCAGCTTTAGCTCGCCTTCTAAAATTATTGGAGATTCATCCCAAATATCTAGGCGTGCACAACAACTGTTTCTTTTATTCCTAGCGATCATAACAAACTCCAAACAACCCATCCCTGTGATGGGTTTTCTTTTGTCTATTAAAACACAAAAATTAGGTATTTCTAATTTTATTAGGAATACCTATTGACTTAATAATTAGGTTTACCTAATATTTATCTCACAGACAACAAAAAAGCACACCGCCCCTCCCCAGGTCCGATGTGCTTTGCAAACAGCGAGATCAATTATGAACGTAAAAACCTTTTCAAACAAGCACAAGGTAACTGGAGTTACAGCAATTACTGTACTTGTAGCCTTAGGTTCTTGTGAATATCGAACTGCCAATTCAAGCGTCCCTTCTAATTATTCATATGAAAGCGAGCAAGTCGTTGCTTCTGAATACGAGCTTTTAGGTGCCAAGCAGACTGGTGAAAAAACTGGTGTAGCAGTTATCCGCATTGACGGCTTCAAACTAAACGTGAGCTTCGATTTTGACGGCATAGCAGATAGTTACGGCGTAGCAGGATCAGACTTTATTGCTGCAGAAATAACTAACCTAGCTATTGAGTCAGTAACAGACCTACGCGGCAACCCTTGGAATGACTTCACCAATCGTGATGACCATAAAAACATAAATATTTTATTGGTTGGCTACATCGATCGTAATCATTGGATCGAGGAGGCTTAATCATGAGCTATACAACTGTTTTAGCCGTTTACCCAAATGAGAAGTTTGAGGAATTATTTGAACTTAGAAATGCATGGGGTACTGCGCCAGTAATATGGGATGTAATGGCTCAAAAATACCTAAACAAATCAAACTTTATGGTATGCGGGAATGAGTTATGGCCTTTGTGGAAAGACAAAAAAATTCCTGCTGTCCATCGTGCAGTTCATTTAATTACTTTTGATCGTGCCTACATAGAAAAGAAAGATTTTCAACGAGCATCTGCAGATATCCGGACTTTTTTAAGTGACTTCCCTCTTACAGCAAACCGAGTCAACCATTGGAATGAAATTGCTGATTACCTAGACACAAATCCTGATGTACCTGCTATCGGATTTCATATGACATCCGTAACAGAGAATCTGTTTCAAGGTGATTGGAACGAAGAGAAAGATGATTATGACGCGCCAGACTGGAGCAAGTTTTACAGCGTTTACTCTTCATTAATGGAGGAGGCTTAATCATGCAAAAAGTTAAGCATCACCCAGACGGCTACAAGTCATATTTAGGCCGTGACAATACTGGCCTCTACTCTGTTCGTATTGGCTGGCAAGTGTACGCATCTAATGCTAATGGCTCAGTTCTTTACAAAGTTAAAGACGGAGTTAAGACGCCTTTAAATGTGTTCAGGTTCCAAACTTCTTATCCAAAAGTTTGGAATGAACTCACCCAAGAAATCGATTTTCAGCGCAGAAAGCAGCTCGCTATAAAACTGCGTGAAACAAATATCCCTACATATGACCGCAAGGCTTACAAGCAAAAACGCGGCTTCACCGGCTCTAGATGAGGATAATAAAATGGCTCTACCGATTATTACTGCTGACCAAACTTTATTGGTTCAAGCAATTATTGTGTACCTATACGCTGATCCGGGTTTAGGTAAATCATCGATGGGCTTTACTGCGGAAAAAGCAATTTCTTTTGACTTTGACCGTGGTGCTCACCGTACTGGTGAATTACGTCGTGGTGCGGTTGTACAGGTTCAACAATGGAGTGATGTTGCAAACCTTACTCCGCAGGACTTAGCACCATATAAAACCGTTGTCATTGATACCGTGGGTGCAATGCTTGAATGCATTAAAACCCACCTGTTACTTACGGCAAATAACCGTCAAAAAGATGGTTCTTTAAAGTTAAAAGCTCAAGGTTTAGCGAACCAAACGTTCAAGCAATACATCAATACTTTGATCAGTTTAGGTAAAGATGTTGTTTTCATTGCACACGCATCAGAAGATCAAAACGGTGATCAAATTATTTACCGACCAGATCTAGGTGGTAAAAACCGTAACGAGCTTTACCGTATCGCAGATGTCATGGGTTATCTAACAACTGTTACTACTGGTGAAGGTAAAAATGCCCGCGTTATTAATTTCAAACCTTCGCCTACACATCATGCGAAAAACTCAGGTGCTTTAGGTGGTGAAACTGGTGAAGTGTGGGTACCAGATCTTAAAGCACACCCTACTTTCTTGGCTGACCTGATTACTCAAGCTAAAGATCACATTAACACCTTAACGCCTGCACAACTTGCAGCAGCTAAAGCCCAAGAAGAGCTAGAAAACTGGAAACAAAGCTGTGAGGAAGCAGAGCATGCAGGTGACCTTAATCAATTAACTGAGTCGCTTGATAAAGAACACATGTATTACCAGAACATGCGCCAAGCAATGTTAATGAGAGCTAAAGCATTGAATTGCACGTTTGATAAACAACGTGGCACTTGGATTAGTCCACCAGAATTTAACGGTATCTCAGATCAACAAAGAGATGAACTTCAAAACTTCATAGCTGAACGCGGCCTAGACGTGAAAACAGTTTGTGAACACTTCGGCATAGATGCCCTTATCCAAATTGAAGCAGCAAAACTACCAGCAGTTAAACAAGACATTGAAACATTAGCTAAAACGGGGATGACAGCATGAATACTCTACTAACTGCAGCTGAAGCATTTGCAGCTCTTCAAAAAGGTAAAACAGTACTTTGTCGTTATGCTGGTGATGGAACACTTAAAGCTGATAAGTCATTCAGCACCTTAGATCAAATGCCAGCAACGGTATTTGGTCTACCCAATTATGAGTTTTGTATTCAGCTTGAAACTATTGAACTGGCTGGGATTACTTTCACAAAACCATTGACTATTGAAGAATATGAAGAGGGTCAGGAAGTTTTTGTAATCAGTACATATTCGCCTTCTATTTACGTCGTGAATTTTAAAACCACCGCATTAATTGAATCTATTAATAGTGGTTTTGTTCAGCGTGATGCCGAAAACGCCAAGCTTCAATTAAAAGCTTTTTCAAAAGCACTCGGTTTTGAAATCAACAATGAATTAAGTGTTATTCGTCTTGGTGAGGAACCTAAAAAACAGAGAGGCAAAAAATCAAAAGCTGAAAAGCCTTGTGAAGTTATTTCTGCAGAAACTCAACCAACAATTGTTATTACCGAACAAACTAACGTCACCACATCTGAGGACCTGTTAGTTCCAGAAACTAACGAGCCTAAAGTAGATCCAGAATATCAGAAGACATTAGATACCCTTCTGCAACGAGTAAAAGAGTCTAAAACACCAGCTGAGGTAAATGCTGTTTATCGATACACCCGCACATGGTCAGATAAACAAATGGATCCTTTACTCAAAGCTACTCACAAGCGTTTGACTGAGCTTGCAGATGAAAAGCCTATAGAGAGTGAACCACCATCACTAATGGTTCAGATCCAAAACGCGCCAGACATCACAACATTGAATGCTTTGGAAATAGATGTGGCCGCACGAGATCCACAGATTCAATCACGACTCATGGATTTTGTTAAGAAACGCCGCTTTGAATTAGAAAATGCGGCATCAAACGAACCTGATTATTTACTGGAGGAATCTTTCTAATGTCGAAACAAACTACTCCAGAGTTTCTTTTCGAGCCAAAGCTGCTACCAATGCGGCTTTTCGAAAAGTTCATTGTGTTCAACGTAAATGCCGGGTATCGCGGGAAAGGTACACCGCTCGGCGTGAACTTGATTAAAGGTAATAAAGCCACCCTTTCAGTAAGCAATGAAGGTGTGATGAACAAAGCAGCTCAAGAGCGATACAAGCTAATGCTTTTGAAATATTTCAAAGAAGGTCGTTCTGCAATGGATGAGCTGGATCATGAAGTTAAACGTATTTATAGAATGGTGGCATGAATGATCGATTTAAAAACTAAACAAGCATTTTGGGCTGAACAATTGCCTATTTTTAAAGAAAATTATTGGATTCCCGAACATTTAGATGTACTCGAATTTGATATGAATGGCGGCTGTTTTGATATTGCTGAAGGTGTCAAAACTGATCTAAGTGAAGAAGACCTTTTTGATATTTACCATCGTGTAAATAGTGGTTGGGCAATGTGGAAGAAAGCCGTAGATTTCATGAAATCCAAAGTTCCAACTTGGATTAGCGTGACTGATGAATTGCCACCTACTGACATAATGGTACTTATTTGTTGGGCAGATGCTCCTGATGTCACCCCAGAACAAGACTATATGACTATTGATGAAGATTTAAATAGTGTATGGGCAAATTATCAAAATGACCCACCTTCACATTGGATGCATTTTAATAAAGTACCAAGCGTAAAAGTCACCAGTGGTTTTAAATATCAAATCCAGCCAATAGAACTACCTGAAAACCTTTTCAATTGGTTTCATCCAGATATTGAATTGTTTAACACCATTGAGGAAGGTGATGAAGCGTATACACAAGAACAGTGGGAACAACTTAAGTTAAATCTCAGGGTTGAAATTGAAACTCAGTTATTAGATTACAACGAAATTCCGAATGTTCCAGAAGATGCAGTAGTTTGGCCCAACTGGAAGCCAGAACCGCCTGAAAAAGGACTCTTTTTAATTGCAGCATTTGATTCAGAAGATGGCCCTGTACTTTGGTGGGCAAATCCTAAAGCGGAAAGTAAGGAGAAATAAATGTCACGCTTAACTAAATTAGATCGGATGACACATGCAGAAAAAGAAGCTGCTAAAAAAGAATTTTGGGAAGCTGCTGATAATCAAACCTTCCCACCTGAAACAGTTGCAATCGTAATGCACGTATCTTTACCATGGTTGCAGAAGAAAAGATGTGAAGGCGGCGGTATTCCCTTTTCGAAACCGCACAAACGTCAGGTAAATTATGTGAAGGCTGATGTTTTGGCGTATATTGAACAAAACAAAATGGCACATACTGCATAAGCGGCCAAGTGCCGCTTTTTTAATCAATTAAAATAGACCTTTAATAGACTTAAACCCGAAAAATAGACCATATTTACCGAAATAGACCATTAATAGACTATTTTTGTATTGCTAAAGATTGTGTAATATTGCATTGTATTGTTTTAATATAAATTATTAAAAATATTAATTTTTTAATATCGCGCGGTATTGCTTAATATTGCACAGTATTGCTAGAATTGAGAAAGACCCGCTGAACTTTAGGGTTCAAGGGTAACGACATGCAGCGGCATCTTCGGAGCATTTATTTTTAAATAGATAATTATAAATTCGAATTTTATTTTTAAATTAAAATACCTAGACAGACCTGTCAGTCTATTTTTTATTCTCTTAACTAATTAGTTGTTCTTAAAAATTAAATACTCATTATTTTTTAATTATTATTCATTTCTACGTAAACATTCCTCATACCATCCTGCTTGAAAATCTTCAATTGCTTGGCGTTTAAAGAAACTTGTCTTAAATACTTTGGCAGCATAAGCTGAGCTAATTAAGTCTTGATAAAGCTGCTTGGCTTTTTCATCTGCTAGCCCATCGGCAATTTGTTGTAAATCTTGTGCTGGTACTTTTTGCTGTCGTGCTTCCATCACGTTATAAGCGACCTTTTTTACGATATTACAAATATCTGGGTCAGCTGTACTTTCATTAGCATAGCAACCGGTGGCAATAAAACTTAATAATAATATTTTAAATTTCATATCCCTATCCTATTATTCATCTTCCGTTCTTAAAAAAGTAATAGATGAGAAGACCTATTTCTTTCAAAATGTTCATGCAGGATTAATTACATAAAAATAAATGATCATGACCACAAGCAAGATGGAAGCAAGTGTTAAATAGGTGCCGACTGTATTAAAACTCTGTAAAAATTTTAAGATCTGCATTTCAAATCCAGAGAAAAGTTTAAGTAATTAACAGAAGAAATTTAGCACAACTAAATAATGCCAATCAATTCACACTTTTAAATTTTTATCGTGATTTAATTCAAATA